TCGCCCCACCTTCTCTCGGTGCGCGCGGAGGGCGCGGACGGCGGCGAAGAGGGCGACGTGTTTTTCGTGGTATGCCGGCCCAGCCACGTCGTGCTCGGCGCTGATGGCATCGGAGTATCCTCCGATGTCTGCCAGACGTTGCTGACGGGCGGCGATGTCGCGAACCAGTTCTAGGGCATCGTGCGCGACCACCGCCGCCTCCACCACGGCATCCATGAGCCGCTCCTCCTCTGCGTCGACCTCGTAGCGGACGAGGGGGAGCGCGCGGGCGTGGGGGTGGTGCTTGCGGATGAGGCCGAGCGTGTAGAAGTGGTGCCCGCATGTCCTCACGAATTCGGGCGTGAGACGGTTAGCGTCCGCGATCCGACTTGTCGCCGTGCCGAATGGTCCATCCTTCGCCTCCCACGGCCCCCCGCGCTTGCCGGTGTGGCTGACGACGTATCCGACCACGATGCGTTTTCCTAGACGCTTGCTCATAGCCGGATCCTCCTCGCGTCCTCGCGGTTGAGCCGAACGCCCAGGACATGCGCGAGGCAGGCCAGAATACGCGCGGCGTTGTACTCGGACAGTACGAGCACACCTCCGTGATCACCCTCATGCGTGATGAGGATGCCCTTGTCTGTGCGTGTGACGGCAATCGGCCCATCACCCGGTTCCCTTGTGCCCTGCTCGAATTCGATATCCATCACCCACCACCTTTCGCCCCGCTCGTGACGGTGAGCGCCATGAAGCTCGGCGGAGGATTTGCGACTCGCGCCATGCGCTGCGATTGGCCGTCGTCGTCTCGGTCGAGCGCTGATGCCGGGATGATCGTGGTGCAGAGCAACGGGCCGTCCTCCTCTGCGGCATAGTTGAACTGGGCCACGAGCGGGATGCGGTGCTCTTTGCAGATCGCGATGATCTGAGTCATCAGCGGAGCGATCTGCTCGTCGTACACGTCTTCCTTGGTCCACTGCTCCATCACGCACCACCCTTCTTCGCCTCACGGACCCGAGTAACGCTAATTTCGTTGAGCGGCGCATGGCACACGTTTCCGCTCGAAACGCTCTCGAGGTACTCCCACTCCACCTCCGGCTCGCAGTGGCCGTTGACGGCCTCCCATGCAGCTTCCTTTGCGGTCTTTGCGTCGGATGCCTCCACCTCGAACGTGGCACTACCTGCGATCGGAATCGACACGATGAACTTCGCCATCACCCACCACCCTTCTTCGCTGCGCCGACGTGGGCGACACGGTTCAGCGCCGCATCGATGGTCTTGATCGTGTTGTGCACAGTGCGCTCGCCCGGGCCGCAAGTGTGCTGCGATCCCTGCTGCGGCGTCCCGTCGAACATCTCGGCCCACGCCGAGGACGCCGCCGACATCATGGCGCCATAGCCAATATTCCTGCCGATGTCCCTCACCCCGAGGTACTCAGGGACGCTTCGATTGCGCACCGTCTTGCAGAGCGAGAGAACGGTGCGAGCCTCCGTGAGCGCTGCACGAAGTGCGTCCACATCCGCCACCGCCTCGGCGTAGCCCGCGGCGTGGGCAGTGGCGCGGGCGCGAGCAATCGAGCGAATGGCCTCCTCGGCCGTCGTCAGCCTGCCCTTGCACCACTCGTAACCGCTGAGTCGCACGCCGCATTGGGCGCCGGCGAGCGCCTCGAAAGGGTCGGCATACGACGCGCCGCACTCGGAGCAGTAGACCCGCCCGCTCACGCTCTAGCCTCCCGCCGCTCATGCGGGAGCAGATCGCGTGATACCAGTCCCCACGTGACCCACCGGTGAACACATCGATGGCACACGCGCAGCAGGCGCCCAGGGTTCTCGACCTTCGTCGTTACCCATGGGTCTGCACCGCTCTCTCCGCAATCGTGACACGCCATGCGCGCGCCTGCCTCCCGCTCCGTCTCCCGCCCGCTCACGCTCCCACCTCCGTGAGCATGCGCGCGAGCACGCGACGGACCTCGGCGGCGGGGACTGATGTTTTGACAAGCGTTTCACGCACGGCATCCCGGTTGACGAGGATGTTGTATCCAGTGGCGCCAGGTTCGACAGTCACCGCCACCCCACCCTTCGCCATGGCGCGGGCGATGAGGCAGCGCTCGCGCCGGACGCGCTCGGCCACGGCGCGGATGCCGGCCATCACACACGCGGCTGGTCCGGACAGGGCGCTGTGGTCCACCTCTGCCTCGACCGAGTAGGAAGTATTGAATACGGCCTCCAACTCCTCCACGGTCGCCTCGGGCATGGGCGCCTCGAGCTCCGCGATGCGGGCCTTGGCGGCGGCGAGGTCGGCCTCTAGCGTGGCGATGCGCGCAGGGAACGGGGAGCCGGTCGGCGGAGGGTTCGGTTCCGATGTGTCGACGATCGTTCCGTCGTCGCGGACGGACACGCCGATCGTACGCAGCCGCGCGAGCTTCGCCTCCGCCTTCTCGGCCCGCTCTACGGCCGCCTCGAGCGCGGCGTCATGCTCGCGGTAGTCCGAGCGCGCGTCGCGCAGCCGACCCTGGAGCGACCGGATGCCAGCGAGCACCGACGACGGGCGGACCATGCGCGGCGTGGGGACCGTGCCGTCCGGGCTCACGTGCTCGGCCAGCGCGTCGAGGCATGCATCTCGCTCGTCGTGCATCTTCTGAAGCGAATCGCGAAGCGCATCGCGGTCCTCCCGGTCCGACTCCGCCAGTTCCACCGTCTCCACCACCAACCCGGCCGCCTCGCACGCGCGCCGCAGGTCGTCGATGGTGGCGTCGCGGAACGTTGGCCCGTACTCGCTCACCACCATGCGCACCCGTCGCTTCGTCTCCACTTTCTCATCCCATTCGATCCCCATCACGCACCTCCAATCGCGAGCACGAACTCACCAATAGCCACCTGCACGCGGGACCACGCCGCGGCTTTGCGGTCGTGCGATGCGGCTTCGGCGGCGATGCCCTCGAAGAAGCTGGTGAGCCACGCGATCTCCCCGCGCGCTCTCGCCTCGCCCAACTCCCGCGCCCTCTGCTCGTGATGACGCATCTCCGCCCAGACGGTTCCCAGCGGTCTCATCTCTCATCTCCTCCAGCGTGCCACGCGGCAAGCATTGGTCGCACGGCATCCTTCGCCTCGATTCGCGAGGCGTTCGAGTTGTCGGCGATGTAGAAAGCGAGTGCGCGGAACGCTGCAACCGGAGAAGTGAATGTAGACCGGCCAAGGAATAGGTCATAGCACCACCCAGCGCTTGGGGCTGGAATCCGCGCCCCACGCTTGCAGCCAGCCGCCTGGTTGTCGGAGTGCCAGTTGCGATGGTTCCGCTCCAAGACGCACTTGCCTTCGCTGATGCGAATATGGACCCACCGACCGTCATCTCGATGAACCGACATGTCCATGCGCTGAGAGACCATGTCGATGTCGACCGACCGAATCTCCCACCCAATGCGGGCAAGCGCGACCGTCAATGTGTTCGCGGCGTTCGCCATTGCAACAATCCGTGAAAGAGCGCCACCCATCTCGCCTCCGTGTTCCCCAACGACTCTCCCATCATGGGTCGGGTGCGCGCATGGGTCAAGTGGCCCACGCCAGAAAGATGAAGGCCGCGCGATCCTGCTGGACCACGCGGCCTTTTGGCCCAATGACGCTACACGTCAGAAGGGCACATCATCGTCGCTGTACTCGCCGAAGTCGTCCTTCGGCGCCGTCGCCGGAGCCGCCGAGGCCCGAGGCGCCGGTCGCTCGGTCGACTCGCCACGCTTCCCTCCGCCGCCGAGGATGACGTTCGACGCCACGATCTCGGTGCGGTAGCGCTTCTCGCCGTCCTTCTCGTACGAGCTCGTGCGGAGCGACCCTTCGACGAAGATGCGGTCGCCCTTCGTGAGGATCTTCGCGAGCGCTTCGCCGCGCTTGCCCCATACAGTGGCTGAGTGCCACTCGGTGCGCTCTTGGCGCGTGTTGCTCTTGTCGAGGTAGTTCTCCGTCGTCGCGATCCTCAGCTTCAGGATCGCCTGGCCACCCTGCGTCGTGCGCAATTCCGGGTCGGCCCCGAGGTTCCCGAGAATCATCACCCTGTTCAGTCCTTCGGCCATCACTCACTTCCTTTCGTCATCTCCGCGCCAACGACACTGTTCACATTCTATCCATAAGGTCGCGTAGGCTTTCGCGCGCGGACACGCTCGCCTCTAACTCCGCGATCCTCGCCCGCAACCTCTCGCACTCGGCAAGCCCTTCGGTCATGGCCCGGTCGGTCGTGAAGTTGCTGATGACGGCTCGGCGGTAGTGGGTCTTGTACAGGTCCGCCGACCCGACGGCGCGCCTCGCAGCGGCGAGCAAGTCCTCGCCCTCGCGCGCGCCGAGCACGGCCCTCGTCGCTTCGTGCTCGCGCTTCATCGCCACCGCAGCACGCGCCGCGTTCGGGTCGTGCGGCTCCAACGCCTCCAAAAGCGCGATGCGCTCGGGCGATGACGCCAGTTCGTCGAAGCGCGCCTGGAGCTCGTCGTATGCGCCGTTGGCCAACGCGAAGTCGCGCTTGGCCAGGTCGCGCTCGGCCTCCGCCTTCTTCGCCCGCTCGATCGCCAGGTCGATGCCGTGGAGCACGCCGTGGGGGTCGATGCCTTCTGCGTAGAACTTGTCCATGGCGCGGTCGGCGATCGAGGTGTCTTGGGCCGCTTGAAGCTGCGCCTCCAGTTCGGCGATGCGGACATCCAGTCGCTTGCGGATGCGATCCTGGGCATCACTGTAGTCGTCACGCAGCCGGTCTCGCTCAGCCGTCATCGCGCCGAGCGAAGCGGACAGATCGCGATTCGACGCGAGCGCGCTGCGATACTTCGACACGATGCGCTCCGCGGCGCTGTCGGCGTCCTCGGGCCCCACCGAGCCGATGCATTCGATGATCGTTTGAGCGGCGCGGCGGTTCACGCCATTGGCAAGGTCGCGCTCGGCCTCCAGGTCGGCGATGCGCCCATGGGCCGCGGCAAGATTGTCCTCCGCCTTCTCGGCCCTGGCGCTCACTCGCGAGATCAGCGCATCCGCGTCGGCAAGTTCCTTGCTCTCGGCGTCGAGCGCCGACTTGAGCGACTCGATGCCGACCAGCACGTTCGACGGGCGACACCCGTCGACGGCCAACGCGTCGAGGTAGGCGGCCTGCTCAGCCTCCAGCACCGCGAGGCGCACCTTGAGCTTTTGCTCCCTCTCGAACGCCTCGTCGCGGTCGACGTAGTCGTGGAGCAGACCTGCCGCCTCGTTCGCCCGCTTCAGATCCACCAGCGTTGCAAATCGACAGCCAAGTGAACTCTTTACCCACACCACGAGCGAACACTCCGCCCCAGATTCCGTCCATGTAATCTTCATCGTCATCGTCGCCACCCTTTCGTTAGGTGCCCGCGGCGGAGTCGAACCGCCCAGGTGAGGAGCTCCCCACCCGCCTCCAGGTCGGGCACAAGGCGCCCACGCGGGGCGCCACACGTCACTCGCCCTTGTCGCCCACCACACCATCGGCGTCGTGGCTCACCGCGGGCTCGCTCGGCGCAGGCGTGCCGATGAGCTCCTGCTCGAGGTCCGAGAGGTTCGTCGCAGGCATGCGCACCGGGCGATCCGTCACGTCGACGCCGGTCGTGTCGATCGCCTCCTCCGCGGTCGTCATGCCGAGGCTCATCTCGGGCGCGTAGATGCGCGTCCAGAAGGCGCCCGCGCGGTAGGCGAACATCAATTCTGGGAGCGTGATCCATTTTGAGCCAGGCTTGGAGTCCCACCCCTCGGCCTTCACCATCTCGCGACTGATGAGCGGACCAACGAGCTCCTCGCCGGTCTTGAGGTCGTTCGCGTACGCGCGGCATCCGAAGGACGGAGATCGCCGCAGGAAGTCCCCTGGCTTCGTCGGCTCGCCGTTCTCCTCCCACCGGAACCGGAGCGGCGAGAACTTGCCACTCGCGTTGACGGTGGCGATGAGGAACGCGCCGCGCCACCCAGGCCGGCCGTGGATGATGTCGAGGTTCTGCATCACCGCGAACACGCTCACGCCGACGCGCGAGGCGAGCTCCATGGCGATGAGGCAGTTCGCGACGTTGCCCATGTACTGCTTCGGCACCATCGAGCTCGCCGCGAGGCTCTTCGCCATTCGCTGGCCCGCCTCGAAGTTGGCACCGGACGCGTACGCGTTCATGCCGTTCGTCTCGCTCGTCGTCGCGAGCGCTCGCACCTCCGGCTTCGCCTCGGTCTTCGCCACGCCGTTCGTCTGTTCCGTCGTCATCGTCATGATGCACCTTTCTTTCACGCCGCCCACGGCGGCAAGTCCAACTCCTGAATGCGCACCGGGTAACACGGCCACACGCCGCTCTTGATGCACCCGGCCATCGTCTCGAGGTCGTCGCGTATCGACTCGCGACCCTTCTCCACGTCGCTCGCGCGTATCGTGTAGACGCCAACACCGTAAGGCGCCGTCTTCTCCACCGCCACGAAGATGAAGTGTTCCGTCGGCAGTCCGAGCGCCCTTGCGCCGTCCATGTAGAAGGCATTCTGTCGGTGGTAGCCGTACTTCGCGCACGAGCGGCGGAACTCGTTGAAGTCCGCGTTGGCGCACGACTTGAGGTCAACGAACACCGTACCCTCGCGGGCGATGTAGTCGACGCGGCTCTTGCACTGGAGCCCCGTCGCCTCGTCGCGCCAGCGCAGCGTCTGCTCCGCCTTGCCGCCCGTCACCAGCTTCGACGCGAGCGGGTGCGCTCGCACCGCCATCGCCATCGCTTCGATCGTCTCGTAGTCGGACTCGGGCACGGCGATGCGGCCCTCGTTGACCGCCAGCCACGCGGCCTTGCGCGCCTTCGCCTCCTTGGTTCGTCCGTCGCCGAAGGACGGCAGGCTCGCGTAGCGCTCGGCCCACTTGGCCGGCTCGAGAACGGCCACGTGGAAGGCCTTTCCAAACGCGCGCGCCCCACGCTCTTGCGCATCGTCCTCCCCATCGACCCATGCCCTGTAGTGCGCTGGTGACCGGTGGATTGCATCGAGCGTCGACTTGCTCGCGATGCCGAGCTCGCGTCGGTGGTAGACCTCGTCGGCAATGTCGTGCGTGCCCTCTGGCAGTGCCTGGCTCATTCGTCGACCCTTCTCCTCGTCGCCGCGCACACGCGCGAGGCGAAGACGTCAAGGTAATCACCCGTTCCGATGGGCTCGACTCCGGCCCACTTCGCCAGTCGGTCGAGGTCTTCGATGCGGGCGCCGCCGATCATGCGCGTGAGTCGCATCACTCGGACCGACTCGGGAACAAGCCTGGTCACCGACGAAGCCTCGCGAGTACGTCGACGACGCGCATGTCCAGGAGCTCGCTCGGGGTCACGTTGAGGCGCCACGCGAGGCGGAGGAAGGTGCGGCGGATCATAGTCGCACCCACCCGTCTCGTTGGTCGCTCGCCATCATGAGGTGTGCCTTGCCGCGACGAACCACCACCCCGGTCACGGCTGCGTGGGTCGCATCACCGAAGTTCGCCACCCAGACGGCCGTCGACTCGGAGCACTGCCACGTGCCGCCATTGTAGCCGAAGATGGATCGCCGCCGCCTAATCGCCTGCTCCAGTTCGTCGCGCAGTGCTCCGACGGTTGTTCCTTCGGTGAACCGGATGCCTCGGTCGCTTCCGTACCCGATAGCGACGTCCTCGTAATAGCCACGGTATGAAGCGAGGCTCGTGACTGGCCGAAGCCTGGCATGGCCGAAGATACGCAGCGGGAGCTCCCGCGGTACCGCATCGAGGACCTTGATGAGTTCGCCGATCGTTAGCTGTCCGTTGACTTTGATCATCAGAACTTCGCTCCCGCGATAGCGTCGTCCGCCATGTCTGCGTCGATGGCGTCGACGCATGCGTCGAGCACTCTGTACTCTGTCACGCCGACGAGCTGCCGAGTGAACAGCAGATCGCCGAAGAGGCGGCACGTGTCGGCCGAGCGGTGCAGGCAGTCGGCGCACCCGTTGCCCGAGACGAAGCGCTCGATGTAGATTCTGCGGTCAGACATCACACCACCCTCCTCTTCGCTTCACGCTTCGCACACGCCTCTGCCCACCTGGCGCGTTTCCGTTCACGCTTCTCCGCTGCGGCCTTCTCCTCGTCGGTTGTCCCGTCGTTCGCCCGGTCGTTCCGCGCGGAGCGGCTACGCCTCGGGACCGCATCCGCGATGTCGATGCCGAGACCGGCGAGCATGCCGATGACTGCCAAGGTGCCGGGCTTCACGTGCCACCCTCCTTCGGCCCGCTCGTGACGGTAAGCGCCACGAAGCTCGGCGGAGGCTTTGCGGCTCGCGCCATGCGCTGCGATTGGCCATCGTCGTCACGGTCGAGCGCCGATGCCGGGATGATCGTGGTGCAGAACGAAGGACCGTCTTCGTCCGTCGCGGCGTAGTTGAACTGAGCCACGAGCGGGATGCGGTGCTCCTTGCAGATGGCGATAATCTGCGCCATCAGCGGCGCGATCTGCTCGTCGTACACGTCTTCCTTGGTCCACTGTTCCATCACCCACCACCTTCCAGCGCTTCGATCGCCCTTGTCACTTCCTCATGCACCACGTTCGCGGCGTCCACCCCGCACGTGCACGGCTCGTCGCAGTCGGGGTCCATGTTGATCTGGCAGTCGACGGAGTGACTCCTCATTCGCTCCTTCGCCTTGCGAAGCAGGTGGAGCGCTACCGCGATCCGCCCCTCGGGAGTACGAAGCCAAGCCACGGTGTTGGCCCGCTCCGCCTTCCTCCCCTCCTCGTACCCCTGTCTTCTCGCCTCGCGGATCGCCTCGTCGGTGTCAGCCACGTCGCACCTCCTTGAGCATCTCCTCGATGGCGTCGAAGACCTCCGTCGACTGGACCACCCGCGCCCGCGCCGGGTCGACGCTGACCTTGTGCAGCGGCCCTTCGACGGTGCGGCCAGCCCAGTGGATCTCGAGGTCGTGAAGGCCGTTGATGCACGTTCGGACGAGGTCGTATTCGCGCGCCCTCTTCCGCAGTTCCGACAGCCGATCCTGCGTCGCCCGAAGGTCCCTCAAAAGCTCGGCGCGCTCTTCGTCCCACGCCTCCTCGCGATCGCGGCAGACCTTCTCGCAGGCGTTGTAGCCTTCGAGCTTGGCCGCTTCGATGTCGCCCTGATACGGGCCGCTCGATCGCTTCGCATCGCAGGCCGCCTTGAGCCCCTCGTCCAACGCGAGCCCGAGCATGAACTCGGCGTAGTTGGCACGTGCCGCCTCACGGTTCGCGCGCTCGACCTGGTCGGCGTACATGCGCGCGAGATCCAACATGCGCGCGTACTCGTCGGGCTCCACCGAGACTTCGTTTTTCGGAACGAGCTTGACGTCGTTCTCGGCAAGGAAGTCGTCGACGTCATCGGACCTCGCGTCTCGGATGACACGCGTTGTCCCATCCGTCGACATGGTCATGAGTCGCCTTTTGATGACGATGGGACTGTCGAAGCCGCGCTGGATGCCGTCACCGTCCTCCCATGTCATCTTCATGCCGCCCCCTTCCGCGTGCCGTAGCCGTGGCACGAAGAGCAGATCCACTCGCCATAGACCGACGTGCCTCGCCCTGCCCCATCGCAAGACTCGCAGTGGTCGTGCCCGGAACGTACGCATCCCGCGAGGAGGCGCGCGTTCTCGCGGCACTGCTGCGCCGCCAGGAGCGGCTGCACCGCCGAGGACATCGCGATCGCGTAGAGTATGCCGCGCGGGCCGCGCTCGCCGATGAACATGGCGTATCGGTTCGCCTGCTCCATGTGCTCGCGCGCAACCTTCAGGAGGCGGATGGCCTCGCGACGGAACACTCTGACTCTGGTGCGTATACCTTGGGTTTTCATAGTGCCTCAGCGCGCCTTGCGCGGGAATGGGATGACGTTCGTTTCGGTGGTCGTGACGGTCCGCTTCGTGGCGATGATGTACTCGTGCACCTGTCGCCAGAGCGGGCCCCGGTTCGATGGGAGGAGGCGGATCGCTCGGTCCGGGGTGCCGCCCATCTCGAGCAGCATGCCGGCCAGCGTGGCCGCGTTCGCGTGGAGCTCGCCGGTCATCTCCGACGTGCGCAGGGCCACTCGCCAGGAGTCGCCAACTGCGGCGCGGAGATCGTCGGGCGGAAGGGTCATGTGAGGTCGTGCGTCCGGGTGATGATGCCGGCGATCTGACGCTGCCAGAGGCGCCACTCCTTGACGTAGTCCCATGCGTCGAGCCTCGTGGAGCGGTCCTCGGAAAGCGTGCGACAGTCGCCGTTAGGCTCATCACGAGGCACGACGTCTCGGCAGTTCTTCGGCCGCTCGTCGTAGGACAACGCGCACCCGTTGGCGTCCGAGTGGAGCGCGCATGGGCCGCCCCACAATGCGTGGACTACCTCGCCACGAGCCTCTTCTGCCGTCGCGCGGATGTAGTAGACCTTCTTCCCGCGAGACTGCTTGTCTGGCTCCCAGTAGTCGATCTGGGCAACGCCATCTCGAATGGCCTTCTCCATGCGCTTCACGTCCTTCCCGAAGTCGGCTGGGACGAACTTGCCCGGTGCGTTCTTGCAGCACTTGCCGCACCCGACGCATTGCGCGTAGCCCTCACGGCGCTCCGGCTGGAGCAGCGTGAGCCGGATTCTTGGCGCCGCAGTCACTTCGCCCTCTCCTTCTGTCGGGCCCGGATGACGGCGATGCTGGCGTGGAGGTCCTTGACGAGCTGGTAGGCGATCATGCGGCGGTCCTCTCTCGGTTCAGTTCGCGCTTGAGTGCGCGGTGAAGTTGTTTGAGCTGGTCGTCGGTGAGGCCCGACGTCTGGTAGATCGCGGACTGAAGGGCCGTCCGTAGGCTCACGTGCGCCGCCGGCTCGCGGCCGATGACGTGGAGCACGTACTCGGTTTTGGCCGACGGCAGGTCGACGCGCTCCTCCGTGATGAGCACGTCTCCGGCGGCGAACACGTACCGGACAATCACGGGTCGAGCTCCGCGAAGCACCGCTCGACGGTGAACTCGTCGAAGGCCACCATCGGGACCTTCGGCGGCGAGGGGAACGGCTCCTCCGCGTCGAAGTAGCAGGCGTCGTCGCAGAAGTCGGGCTCGGTGGTCTTCCAGGTGTCGTAGTCCATGGTCAATCTCCCATGCCGGTCCCGCCAATCGGCGGGCTCGCGGCTCAAGCTGCGTTGGTCTTCGCGGCGAGGTAGTCGGCCCAAGCCGCGTCGGCGTGCGCGCCGTCCATCTCGATGTCCCGGTATCCGCGGCCGTCGCACCAGTAGCACTCGACGTGTCCGCAGCAGTGCACACGAGCCTCGAACACCGCGACCTCGTCGCCATTCGCCGCGTTGTAGGTCGGCGCGCCGTCGAGCTCCCACTGCTGCCCGTCGGGCGTCTCGGTCCAGATCCTCATTCGGGCCACTCCGTCGGGATGACGCCCGTCGAGAGGATCTGCGCGAGCATGTCGGCGTCGTCGCAGAGGTCGATGATTGCGTTCAGACGGCGGCGCTCGTCGTGGCGGCGCTGCGTGCTCTTCGCATCGTGGCGCCCTCGGGCCGACTCGGCGTCGAGATCCGCGAGGAGGCGCTTGGCCTTCGCTCGCTCGTAGTCGCGGAGGACTTTGCTGGTGCGGGTGTCCATCACGCTACCTCATTCATCTCGGCGAGCCGCACGGCCTCGTCGTTCACGATGTCGGCAAAGCCGTGAAACCGAACGTGAGAGTAGTCAGTCATTCGGTCCGAGCCGTCGAAGTTGTAGGCTCCTTGAATCTCGTTCAGCTTCTGAACGACCGACTGAATCTCGTCCGAGTACCTGTTCAGCGAGCAGTACGCGTGCGGGTTCTCACGCTCGAACCGGAGTCGATCCGGGTTGTAGACGCGGACCCCTTCGACACCCGAGACGCGAATCCGGAGCGACTGACCCATCGAGTACTTGCTGATCGTCACCGAGTACTTCGCCACCGGAAGCTCGCCGGACTTGACCGCGGCCTTGATGTCGGCCCTGACGAGCTTCGCGATCTCGACAATCGAGAGGTCCTTGGTGGCCGCGTACTGCGCTCCGTATGCGATGTTCATGTCACTCGCTCCCTTTGCGGCGCGGGCCTCATTGCCCGGCGTCGTGAATGCATAGTGGATCGGCCCACCCCATGGGTCAAGCGGCCCATGTAGATTTCTTGGCGATTGTTCGTAAGTGCACGGAATCATTCAGGGCCGACCGGGCGCGCACGGGGTGGTGGGACGGTCAGCCCATGGCTACCTTCGCCGTCATGACGAACGACCTGGTTTTGCGCGACGAGGCGTGGACCTGCTACGCGGCGGCGAAGGGGCGGGTGACCCGGTGCGGGCACTGGAACGCGACGGGTGGGCGCTTCGTCGACGGGGCTTTGCCGCACCTGGCGTGGGTCTGCGAGCGGTGCGGGGCGCCTCGGGCGCGGAGCTCCTCGCACGACGAACAGGCAAAGCGTGACGCCGCGGAGACAGGGATCGCGCGCAAGGGCTCGGCTCGGGAGATCGCCCTGGCGTACGCGACGATGGAAGCGGCCGTTCGGGACGCGTTCGCTCGCGTCGACGAGGCCGAGAAGGCTCTCGCGCGAGCCATCCCGTGCACGTCACGGGTCGATGTTGGGGACGACTGGAGAGCCGTGCGGCTACGCGTGGGGCGCGGCACCTACTCCACGCCCGTCATCGGTGAACTGGACGAGGCGATTGTCCGCATGCGCCGCGAGACGTGGCGAGAGATCGTGAAGCTACTCGACCTGGAGCGGTTCACCTCCGTCGCCGACCGGGAGAGCCTGGAGAAGAGCATCGAGAGCGCCGACCCGCCGCCCATCACCGAGGAGGCCATCGCGGACGTCGTCGGCCGCTTCATGCGTGAGCTGCCGTCGCTTCGCGAGCGCGCGGTGCTCGAGGTCTTCGACCGCTACCGACCGCACTCCGAAGGGTACCGCTCGCACAAGTCGAACAAGGTCGACCGCATCGGCGACAAGCTGGTCATCACCCGCGCCGTGGAGCAGGCTTTCTCGCGCGTCGGTGGCTTCGCGCTCGACTATCACCGATGGGTCGAGATCGCGTCGCTCGAGAACGTGTTCGCGATGCTCGACGGGGCGCCAAAGGTGGAGAACGAGCTCAAGGCCGCCATCTGCGCGTCGCCAGACGGCACCGGCGAGACGCGGTGGTTCCGGTTCCGGTGCTTCCGCAACGGCAACCTGCACCTGACCTTCACCCGCCCCGACCTCGTGCACGAGATCAACCGCATCGGCGGCGCCTCGGGCCTCCGCTCACCCGACGCGTAGCGCCACACGTCCTTCGTCGATGCCGCCACGCAGGCGGGCCTTCGCGACGCCGCGGACCGTACGGCCTCGCGCCATCGCCGCGGCGCGCTCGCGCGTCAGTGTGGGGCTCTGGTTGCGCACGAACACGTGCCCCGTCTTGGTCACGACCGCGCGCGGCTCCCCTCGCACCTCACCGAGCCGAAGCACCGTGCTCGTCTGCGAGATCCTCAGCCGCTCCGCGATGACGTCGGGGCGCTCGCCGAAGAAGGCGTAGGCCACGCGCACGAGCGGGCTCGGGGCCAACAGCGCCGCCGCGAACGTGTTCGCCGCACGCTCCTCCTCCGCGTGCCCAAGCTCCGCGCGAGCGATCGTGCGAAGCGCCCAGTGGCCGAGCTCGTGGGCGACGGCAAACCTGAGGTCAGGCGCGCCTCGGTGTGCGACGATCCGGGCTCGCCCATCGACCGTCACCAGCGCCGCGCGACCGACCATACGGTCTACCGTCTCGATGCTTCGCGGCCCCATCCAATGGGCGACCACGTCGACCAGCGAGACGATCGCGTCGTCCTCCGCCCCGGCCGCCCGTCGCATCTCCAACGCAAGACCCTCAACCCCCGCGTCGTCCATGCCTCATTGGAGCCCATCACTGGACAGATGGCAAGCGTTTAGGCGCCCGATTCATCGCAAGCAATTATGCACACTTACACGTCGATTCGGTCAGGAAACTTGACGGCCGTTGCCGGCCTATCCACGTCTTCTTCGCATCATCGCTTACGTCCCTTCGGTGGCGGGGTTGCCGTCAGCTTTTCGTGGGTCTCGGTGTCGCCCAGATCGACCTTCGCTCGAGCGTCGGAGGTGCCCCGTTTCGAGGTCTCCGCGAGCCTGTAGCCGTTCCGCTCGAACGCCTTGAACCACGCCCCCCACCCTTCGATCGGTGCGCCGCTCTCCCGCGAGTAGAGCTTCGCCTCGCGTAGCGCCCGCACCGCTGCCACGGTCGTCATGACCGATGGCGTCTCAGCCTTCCCCGCCGTGGCAAGCCACGCGTCGAGCCCGAGCTCGCGCATGCCGGCGAGGAAGTCCGTGAGCGGTTCGTCTTCTGCGACCCTGGACGCGGAGCCCCCTCGAGCGACGGCGATCGCGGTGGCGCCCCCGACAGGCAGCGCCATCCCGAGCGCGTCGGCGATCCGCGCCAGCGTGTCGACCATCGGGCACCGCGTGCGAGAGAGAAGCCGGTCGATGACCCTGCGGTCCACACCGCTCGCCTTCGAGAGCGCATGGGCGCTCCACCCGCGCGACTCCAGCGCCGCCACGACCATCACCCGGATCGCCTCTTCTGCGTTCGTCCATCCATCCATCGTCCCGCCAGCATCGCACGACGTAGCCATGCGTGACCCTTAGCCTTTTCGACTTTGTTGCATGGGCACCTTGACCCATGGGCCCGATCGCCCAATCTTTGGGCGACATGACGGACCACATCCAAGGACCTGTTTTCTCGGTCGCCGCGCAGCGACTCCGTGACGAGATGGCTCGCCGGGGCATCGGCCGTGCGGAGGCCGCGGCTCTTCTCGACGTCGACCCGAGCGTGCTTCGGCGCTGGCTCAACGGACAGCGTTTGCCGGAGATGGCCAACGCACTCAAGATTCGCAGGAAGTTTCGCATCGCTCTCCAGGACTGGCTCACTCCGATCCGGAGCGCCGCCTGATGCCCAACGTTTGGCGTGACGATCATCCATGCAATCGGGAACGCCCGTATAGGTTGCGTCCAGGCAAGCGACATGTGGCCTTCGGCCCGAAGTGCGAAGCGTGTGGCCACGAGTGGCACGAGCGACACGGCCTGAGCTGCTGCGCATTCTGCGAGGCCGACCCTCACCCCGATGCCGACTTCGAGGAAGTGCCGTGGGCCGACTCGGCCTTCGAGTCACTTCGGAGATCGTGATGGACCAGTGGTCGCGCGGTTTTCTCCGCAGACTGCCGAGAGAGAACCTTGAGCGACTCGCGCGGTGGCTTGGCGTTGCACGGCCGGAAGCGTTGCCGGTCGGACTGCTCGTTCAAGAGATCCTTCGGCGAAGGCGTGTTCGGTGAATGACTACGACGAGCGCACGCCGACCATGGTGGTCGGACGGTGTCGCTCACCCATGAGGAGACCAATGAAACTCATTTCCATGCTGTCCGACGAAGTCCTGTCCACGCTCCATGCGTGGCTCGAGCAACACGGGATCGGAGCCTCGCTCCGCGCTCGCATCGAGGCCGAAGTGCTCGCGAGGCACGAGAGAAGAAAGCCGCGCCTCATCTACATCGTGCCGCCGATGGCGCTCGCCAAGGCCTATCACCCGTGGCCCTCGCGCGGCGGTGTCGCGTGAGCGCGTTCGAGCTCGTTATGGCGGGGTTGCTCGGCCTCGTCCTCGTCTCGGTGGTGGTGGAACGACGCATCGAGGGGGCGCCCTGATGCACATCCCCCTCCTCCGCGCGGCCTACCTCGCCGCGGCCATGCGCCTCTTCAGACCCGAGGGCGGCGATGTCGAAGAGCTCGCGCTCGCGATCGATGCGTCGAACGCCACCGACGCCGAGGCCGAGTGGCTTGCCGCGATCGCCTTCCGCGAGTCCACGTTCGTCACGTCGGCCGTCGGCGACCACGGCGAGTCGTTCTGCGCCTTCCAACTCCACATGCCAGGCGGTGTGCGGACGCGCGAAGGGTGGTCCGGCGAGGACCTTGCCGCCGACGCCACGAAGTGCGTGACAGTGGCCCTTCGGCACCTTCGCCGATCCTTCATCCACTGCCAGAACCTGCCCGCGCACGAGCGCCTTGCCGCGTACGCGACGGGCACCTGTCTCTCCGCGAGAGGTCGGCGCATCTCGGCGGACCGCGACCACATCCGCCGGATGATGTTCGAGGGAGGTCGCCGATGACTCCCGAGCGGTGTCTGTCGATCCTGCGAGACTGCGGCTTTCATCCGCCCGCGTTCCGTGTCGGCGACGTCATGCGCGCGCTCGAGGCCTCTCGGATGGACGGCGACTCCGAGGACCGCATGGGCGGCATCTTCGGGACGGAACACCAGCAGCGCCAGTTCCGGCGCTCGCTCGTCGGACAGGGCTGGTCGGAACGGGAGGTCGTCGACACCTTCGGGCCGGTCCTCCGAGACCCCGTGCCGCTCAACGCCTTCGAGCTCGACGACTTCGACGACTGGTCGCCGGCCGGAGGTGGGTGATGCCGTGGCTCGACTTGGAGGATGAGATCGCGGAGGAGCTCGGCGGGCTCGTGACCGATTCGCGGTACTGGGCTGGGGAAGGGCTGACACTGCTCAAGAGCGCTCGCGTCGGCATGTCGCGGCGGAGGTGCGAGAGCGCCCCGTCAAAGTACGCATCGCGCGTGGCTCGTGGGCTCTGCCCGTGTGGGGCGAATCGGGACACGGAGAAGCTTCGGTGTTCGCGGTGTCGGGAGAAAAGAAGAACCGCGCGCGAGCCAAAGCTCGGGGTCACGTACGCGGTCACGCCGGCAGGCAACCCAAAGCCGCTCTCTCGATACCAAACCAGACTTGCGCGCGGCCTTTGCCCTTCGTGCGGCAAGGCTCGCGACACAACCACCGTGAGGTGCGCTCGATGCGCGAGCGCCGCGGCATCAGCAGCACGTCGGAAGTACGAAAGGAAAGTTGCATGAGCACCCCACGACTCAGAATACTCGACCGCGAGGACTGGCTTCGCTTCAAGCGCTTCGTCCTCCGCGTCGGCGAAGAGAGAGCCAGAGAGGTTCTCGACATCCACCAGGACACGCTGGAGAAGCTTTTCGAGCGCTCCGCCGTCAAGCTCACCACCGCCGCTCGCGTCATGCACGCGCTGCGCGTCGCCGAGGGCGAGGTGGCCGCATGATCCGGACCGTCTACCCCGTCGCCATGTGCAAGACGGATTGGCTTACCTTCAAGCGCCTCGTGCTCAGAGTCGGGCCGCGAAGAGCCGGTGAGCTCCTCGGCGCGAGTCTCGAGATGATCGACACGTTGTTCACCAACGGCTTCGTCGACCAGGTGGCGCTCGGCAAGATCCTCCGCGCGCTCAAGGTGCACCGCGACGCGCCCGCCGAGGAGTGGGAGCCGGTGCCGGACGTCGACGAGGGGCAGCTGGGGCTGTTTGGAGGTGAGGCGTGAATCAGGCACCTCTCTTCTGGCCTCGCCAGCTGGTCGTCGACCTGTTCGCAGGTGGCGCCGGCGCGTCGACGGGACTCGCGCAGGCCATCGGCCGCTCGGTCGACATCGCGGTCAACCACGACCCCGAGGCGATGATGGTGCACAGGTCGAACCACCCGAAGACCTGGCACTACGGCGGCGACGTCTTCGACATCGAGCCTCGCAAGGTCGTTCGCGGTCAGCGCGTGTGGATCCTTTGGGCTTCCCCGTCGTGTACGACGCACTCGCGAGCTCGCACGAAGGAAGGGCCACTCGACCAGCAGTCGCGCACGGGCGGTGATGTCGTCGTGCGGTGGGCGCGCGAAGTGCGGCCGCGCTTCATTTTCCTTGAGAACGTTACGGACTGGATCAAGTGGGGACCATGCCACCCACTCGACCATTGCGACGCGCACTTGCGCGGTCGTCCGATCGCTGGACGCGAGGGCGAGGACTTCGACCGCATGATCCGCAGCATCCAGGACGCGGGCTACTCCGTCGACATGCGCCGGCTGAAAGCCCATCACTTCGGTGTCCCGACGTCGCGTGAGCGGCTCTTCATCGTCTGCCGCGCGGACCGGAAGCCCATCGTCTGGCCGGAGCCTACGCACGGCCATGGGCTGCTCCCCTTCGAGACGGTCCGCAAGCACATCGACTGGGACAACGTCCCACCGAGCATCTTCGCCGCGGGGCGCTCCCTCGTGGAGGCGACGCACCGTCGCATCGCTCGAGGGCTCGTCAAGTTCGGCTACACCCACCTCGTCACCAAGGGCTACGGCGAGCACAAGACCCAACCACCGCGCGCCATGAACGTCGACGCGCCGCTCACCACCATCGTCGCGAGTGGCGTCAAGCACCAAATCGTCACGGCGTTCATCGCCAAGCACTTCGGAGGCAAGGGCTCACCCGGCTCGTCCATCGACGCGCCGCTCGGCGCCATCACGACGAAGGACCACAACGCGCTCGTCGTCGGAAGGCGCGAGACTTCGGCGGAGCGTCGCGAGGCAACGCGCGCGTGGCTCGACCACTACGTCGGCAAAGGGGCATTCCCCGAGATCGAGGACATCGGCATGAGGGCGCTCACCCCGCGGGAGCTCTTCAACTGCCAGGGGTTCCCGCACGACTACATCATCGACCCGAAGGTGCGCGGAAAGGGGCTGTCGCCCACGTCGCAGGTTCGGCTCGTCGGAAACAGCGTGCCGCCGACCATGGCTCGCGTCGTCGTCCAGGCAAACATCGCAACGGAGATGGGAGAGGTAGCAGCATGAGCAAAACGAAACTTCCGCGCACGGTCCGCGAGGACTTCTACGAGACGCCCGCCTACACGACCAAGGCGATCCTGCCGACGGTCATGGCGAGACACAAGGGCCAGACCATCCTCGACCCGTTCGCCGGCAACGGAGCGATCCTCGCCACCACCCTCTCCGAGTACCCTTTCGTGCCCGTCGGCGGCATCGAGCTTAACGAGGCTCGAGCCGAGGCGTGCCGGAAGCGTGGGATCCCATGCATCACCGGCAACACGCTTTCGATCGCGGCGCATGGGATCGAACAGATCGTCATCACCAACCCGCCCTACTCCATCGCGCTCGAGGCGGTGAAGGCCGGGCTCATGCTCGCCGGCGGCAGCCCGGCCTTCTTCCTCATGCCGTTCTCGTTCCGCTCGCCGAAGCCGCGGCGCGCCGAACTGTTCCGCGAGAAGCGCCCGAACGTCCACCTCCTCGCGGATCGCCCGTCCTTCTGCAAGTCCGTGACCTGCACGAACAACGCGTGCTCGTGGGCCATCCGGATCTCGCCGACCGACAAGGCCCCGCGGCGTTGTGGCGAGTGTGGCTCGGACACGAGGGCGTCGAGCTCGGATGCCACTGAGTACGCCTGGTTCGAGTTCGGGCCGTTCGCCGATGGGAGGGTGTTCGATCTGGAGGCGACGAAGCCGAAGCGGGCCCGGTCATGACGTGGCAGCCCATCATCTTTGGCAACCGCGCAGCCAACGACCAGCTGCGGCGCGTCATCGATCGTAACCGGTTCGGGCTTGTCCTGGACCGGCTTACGGTCGCCATGAATCGGCTCTTGGAGATGCCTTCGACGGCGACTCCGGACGCGTGCCAAGTCGGCGTTGTGGCTCTCCTCTACGCGGCCAACGACGTGCTCGATGAGATGGTCGTTCGGCTCGAGCACAAGCCCGTCTACGACGCCATCGCCCGAGCGATCGATGCCATCGAGAGTCCGTCCGACGAATCCGCCAAGCGCATCGCCACGAGGATCGCGGATGCGGACCCGGAGTGGGAGCCCGTCACCACCTTCCACGGTGTCGCATCGGCCGCGACCTACCTCGCGCTCACCGAAGCGATCCGGGTGAGCGACACGTTCTGGATGAAGGTAGGCCGGTGATGCGGTTCGAGGATGAGAGGTACGTGCGCGTCTACACCCGCGACACCACCACGTGGAAGCTCTTGCCGTGGCAAGCCCGCGCCCTGCTGCCGCTCATCATGAGAAAGCTCGACCGAGCCGGCATCATGGAGCTCGTCGCGGACGAGAGCGCCTACGAGGTCATCGCCGCGCACGTCGACGTCCCGATGGATGTCGTGGTGCCTGGCCTCGACGCCCTCGTAAAGCGACAAGTCGTGGTGGTGCATAACGGCGTGCTGTTCATGCCGAACTTCCTCCACGCCCAGACCGTCGCTCAAAGCGACAAGTCGCGGGCGGCCAAGAGCCGGGAGACGACCGTGGCCGTCATGCTCGCCAAGACCAAGGGGGTCCCAATCGAGGCTCCGGAGGAGCCGAACGGTTCCGTCACGAAACGTGACAGCTCGTCACGAAACGTGACAGTTCGTCACGAAACGAACGGTTTCGTCACGTCCGGTCACACGCCGTCACACGGCGTCACACCGTGGTGTCACTCTGTGCTGTGCTCTGCTGTGCTGTGCTGTGCAAGTGCTCAAGACCGCGCGGGCGCGCGTGAGGGGACCCACCCCGAGACGGGGGAGACGGCAGAAGTCGAACCCGCAAACCCGTCGCCAAGCCACGAGGCGCACCCGAGAGCGAACGATCGGCAGCCGGTGGCTACCCATGCCGCATCCGACCCATTCGAGGCACGTAAAACGCATCCTGGCGCGATCTCGGATCCGACAGCCGAATCACACAATGTCGCACACCGAGAGCCTGGTGTGTACGTCGTTGGTGAGGACACCCTCCCCGAGACCAAGGTCCGTCGTGGGGTGAGCTCGTCCGACTGGGCAGCCTTCGGACCCGACTGGGAGGAGGTCTACGCCGAGACCGTGCGATCCGTCACCGGAGGTACGTGGCAGTACCCGACGGCGCAACGGCGCGACATGAAGTCCGCCCTTGAGGGCCACTGTGTCGGACCCGACGCGAACCCGGCCAAGGTTCCCGCTTGGGTGAGAAAGCACGTCGCTGCCTTCGTGACGCACGCGAGCCGTGAGGAGCCGAAGTTCTGGTCGCAGTTCGGGCCGAGAGGCTTCCTTCGGTGGCTCAACGAGATGCACCACCTTCCCAAGGCGGAGCCGAAGCCGACGACGAAGAGGGAGCCGGTCGACCACGGGCCGGTGCACGTACCGAGCGCCGATGAGGTCTCCTCCCTTCTCCGGGATCTAGGCGCGCACGCTATCCAGCACGAGCCGACACCTGCGGCCGACGTGAAGGCCAATCTCTCAGGCCGCAAGGAGCAGGACCCGGAGGAGCACAAGGCGAGATGCGTCGCGAACTTCCGCGGCCAGTTCCGCAAGTTCGGTGACAAGCCCGAGCACGCCGAGACGTTCGCTGCTCTCGCCCGATCCGTGGCCAAGGTCTTCGAGACCTACGGATGCGCCGGAGAGCTCCCCGAGGACGTGGCTAGGTTCGCCCGTGAGAGCGCATGAGCGTAGTCAAGTTCGGCAAGATGCAGGCGATGGTGCCCGTCGCGCGCGACGGGATGCAGCCGCCTCACGACCTCGACGCGGAGGCCGCCGTCATCGCGGCGTGCATGAACGACGAGGTAGGGTCGAAGGCGCTCAAACGCCTTGGCGGGATGCTGAAGCACGAGCACTTCTACTCCGAGGCTCACCGACGGATTTTCGAGTCCATCCTGTCGCTCTACGAGTCCGGCCACGAGACGGGGATCATCACGGTCAGTAGCGACCTCAAGGCCCGAGGCAGGCTCGAGCAGGTCGGCGGGATGATCTACCTGACCGAGGTGTCGAACGCGAGCCCGTCTCACGATGCGGTCCGCGATCATGCCATGTGCGTGTTCGACATGTGGCGACGTCGTGAGGCGATCGTCATGTGTCAGAAGCTCGAGGCTCACCTCTACGTTGGCGACGTGAGCGCGGGCGACCTCCAGTCGTTCCTCGACACGAGCGCGCGTGAGTTTCTCGACCTGGCGAACAAGAACCCGCGATCGTCCGGCGAGGATCTCCTGGTCGTCATGAAGCGCGTTCTCGAAGCCGGAGCGCTCGTGTCCAAGCGCCACGCTTCCGGCGAAGAGCAGAAGCCCATGGCAACGACATCGATCGACGCGCTCGACGACCACATCGGCGGAGGGATGCTGGGCGGGAAGAAGTACACGATCGCGGCTCGGCCTGGGCGCGGGAAGTCCGTGCTCGGCCTCCAGCTATGCCGTGTGAACGCCAAGCGTGGTGTGGGTGCTGCGATGTTTGCGACGGAGCAGAACGCCGACGAGCTCGCGGTGCGCCTCCTTGCCGCGACAGCGGAGATCGATAGCCGGCGAGTGCAGGCCTTCACCCATCGTCCGACGCTCAACCCCGACGAGTGGAGGCGCATCACGGAAGCCGGCCGTGACAACGCGAAGCTGCCGCTCGTGCTCGACTCGAACCCGAACATGACGGTTGACGACGTGTGCGCGAAGGCGACGACGCTTGCCCACACCTTCGAGGCTCGCTTCGGCGTCAAGCTCGGCGTCATCGTCGTGGACTACCTCCAGCGACTCGCTAGACCGAAGCACTTCGGGCAGGACGTGACGAAGGACAAGGTCTTTTCCTACTCGACGATGCGCCTCAAGAGTCTCGCCCAAGAGCTCGGCATCGCCGTCGTGGAGCTCGCGCAACAGAAGATGGCTCAGGACAAGTCGGGCAAGGAGATGAAGCCGACCGAGCGAATGGTGGACTGGTGCCCTGACGCCGAGCGCGAATCCGACGCTGTTGTCTACCTATGGGAGCGCGGCAACTGCGACCACGTCGGCGTCGTCACCAAGGTACGTGAGGGAGGATTCACTGGGGAGTTCCCGTTCGACTTCGACAAGCCTCACTCGCGGATGAGTGGTTAGGGTTCGAGCATGATCTACGTCCTAGGAATCGACTCGGGCTCGAAGAAGAGCGGGTGGTGCGTGCTCCGGTTCGATGAGGAGTCGGACGCATTCGAGGGTGGCCGTCGCAACGTCCTAGCGAATCGTATGCCCGTGTTCATCGAATGCGGCCACGACGAGAATGCGTGGGTGGAGCTGAAGGTAGCGCGCTACGACCTCCTCGGCATCGAGTCGCCGGAGGGTATCGCCTTCGCGCCGAAGGGTGGCGGCGTCGTGCCGGCGCTCCTGAAGACTGCGCGCGCCACTGGATGCTTCTCCGCGCTCGCGAGACTCAACGGCGCCACGGTCTTCGAGGCGACGGCGAACACGTGCCGTCGCGTGGTGGTAGGCAAGGCGAACGCCTCCGACGCCGTGGTTAAGAAGTGGGTCATGGCGAACGTGCTCGGGTGGCCGAAGCGGTCCAACTCGCACATGCGAGACGCGGCGGTGGCAGCCATCTACGCGTCACGGATCGCTGGGAAGGCGGTGGCAGCGTGAACCCATTGACACATGACGAAACTCGGCTGCTATCTCGCGTCATCAACGCGGTGAACAGCGTCGAGCAAAGGTCGGGTATTCGGCCAACGCGCGCACTTGTCGCGGAGGACTTGTGGCCAGATTCGGTCGAGCCCGGATCGATTCGCGTGGGCGATCTGCTCGTGGTGCGGTCGCGCCTGGTTCAGCCCGGCTCGGTCGTGTGCATCCGTGACGCGGAATGGGTGTCCACGTGAAGCGCTACGTCATGCTCGGCATTCTCGGCATGCTGTCGGGCGGCGGTGGCGGGTACGCCATCGACCACGGCGCCTACGCGATGGGCGTGTCGTTGTGGGTCGTAGGCGCCGCTGCGTGGGTGGCATCGGTTGGAAGCTGGTTGACGGACGAATGACCCTCCAAGTCCGCACATCCCGCCTAACGTACCGTCTCCCCGATCGCCTCGACGTGACGCGGAAGAGCGGCAAGGAAGGCATTTTCCTAGCGCCGTCGTGGACGATCCTCATGCCGGTGATCCTCGCACGCAAGGGCGGCACTCCGGAGGAGGAAGTGTGGCGCGTCTACGAGCGCTGCTACCTGCACGAGATGCGGCACTCGTACAAGACCGAGCGCGCGAAGTGGGACGCGCTGCTCGCGCGCGAGTCGGTGACGCTCGTCTGCTACTGCACCGATGAGACGAAGTGCCACCGGCACTTGCTACGCACGAAGATCCTGCCCGCGCTCGGCGCCGTCGATGGCGGCGAGGTGTGGGCCGAAGGGGAGTTTTTGCCGATGGATGGGGTGAGGATATGAAGGTCAGAGTCATCGAAGGTGGACGCGCTCCCGAGCGCAAGACGGCCGGCTCCGCTGGACTCGACTGCTACGCGAGGGCGTCCGTGAGGATTATGCCATACCACACGGAGAAGGTGCCACTCGGCTTCGCATGCGCGATCCCAGAGGGTTACCTCGGCATCCTCGCGCTGCGCTCGAGCGTCGGGCTCCGCGGTACGATGGTCGTTCCGAACGGCGTCGGCATCATCGACTCGGACTATCGCGGCGAGGTGTGCGCGATCGTGCAGACCGGCGAGAACGCGGTGAGCATCCAGGCGGGGGAGCGCCTCGTACAGATGGTTATTGTGCCCTATGCCGGCGTCGACGTGGAAGTGGTCGAGGAGCTCGACGCGACGGCGCGTGGCGAAGGTGGTTTTGGAAGTACTGGAGGTTGAAGATGCAGGTCTTTGCGAAGTTGCGGTGCAAGTCGGTCGAGGTGATTGGTGCTGATGAGGTCGTGTCGCTCACGCACTTCGGCGACTGCGAGGAAAACCAGTCGTGGGCGGGAGAGAGCAAGAGCTTCCCGGCGGCGTCGGTGAGCCTGGTCGTGTCGAACCCGGATGCCAAGGGCGTGTTCGTGCCTGGGCGCGAGTATCTCGTGGCGTTCACGCCTTGCGAGGATGGAGCGGGCGAATGAAAACCGAGGAAGATATCGATGTGGGAAGCACGGTGCAGCTCCGTGCGGGGTCGCCGAAGATGACGGTGCGAGCGCTGCTCAAGCGCGATGGCAGCGTCGTGTCGGACGAAGAGCCGGACAGCGAGATCGCGCAGGCCGAGTGCGTGTGGTTCGGTGGTGAGTCGGTGCTCAAGAGCAGCGTCTTCCCCATCACGGCACTGCGCATCCACGTGCCGTACGAGGACCGGAAGAAGGACGAGGATGAGCGCCCGCAGCGCAAGCGCGAGCCGGAGATCGTCCGAAAGGTGGTGGGCTGATGCAAGCGAAGTTTTCCAAGCGCGAGATGGTCGACGCGCTCGCCCGCATCGTCCGGGTGTCCGAGACCAAGTCGACGATGCCGATCCTCTCGCACGTGCTCTTCGTGGTGGGTGCCGAGTCGATCTCGCTCTACGCGACGGACCTCTACGAGTCGCTCTCGTGCAAGGTCGTGGCGAAGGACACGCGAGGCGGCACGGTGGCCATCCCGGCGAAGGCGCTGCTCGAGCGTGTGAAGATGCTGCCCGACGGCCCGGTGACGATCTCGCTCGTGAAGGACGTCGTCACGATCAAGGCGGACGGCTCGGCGAGGAAGTTCACGCTGCGCCACATGCCCGGCGAGGACTTCCCGAAGTTCCAAGGGGCGAGCGACGACCTGCCGACCATCACGATCCCGGCGGCCAAGCTGGCGTCGTGCATCGACCGGACGCTGGCGATGGTGGCGACGGACGACACGAGGCCGCACATCGCGTCGCTCCTCGTGGAGATCGCCGACGGGAAGCTGCGCACGGTCGCGACGGACGGGCATCGTCTCGCAGTCGCCGCGGAGAACGTGGACGCCGCGGTGGGGCTCAGCGTGCTCGTGCCGCGCAAGGCGGTGGGGACCATCCGGTCGCTCCTCGACGAGTCGGAGGACGCGGTCATCGCGACGTCGGGGGCGCACCTCTTCCTCCGCGGGGAGATCGACTACTCGACGAAGCTCACCGACGCCCAATTCCCGCCCTGGAGACAGGTCATCCCGGCGTCTTGGCTCGGCACCATCACCGTACCGTCGCTCCGGCTCAAAGACGCGGTGAAGGCCGTCAGCGTCGCCGCGGGGGCCAACCATGGCGTGGTGCTCCACGTGAGCGAGACCGAAGTGAAGCTGACCGCGACGTCGCCGGACAACGGCGAGGGCGAGGACGTGGTCGCGGTGGAGTCTCCAACCGGGAAGCCGACGGTGCGGATCGGGGTTCAGGGCAAGTTCCTCGTCGACGCGTGCGACGCCGCGGGCGACTGCGATCTCGAGGTCTGCCTATCCGGCGAGCTCGACCCGATGGTGGTCATGCCAGAGAACGGCGACACGTACGTCATCATGCCGATGCGGGTGTGACCCAACCCGGGCGCGCACTACCGCCGCTTCCCGCCGAGTGCTTACGCTTGATGGGAGGCGGTCGGTAGACCGCGGAAAGGAGCACGGCGATGACCGAGAGAGCATACGACGAGTCGCTACGAGGGACGGTGCAGGAGCTGGCGTGGCGCTTCCACGCAGCCGAGGCCGCGATCGGCATCCGTGCCCAGTCCGCCGTGCCGGTGAAGAACTACCAAGTCTTCGACGACCTCGCGAGCCACGAGGCGCACATGCGCCTTCGCGACCGGAAGCACCGGTGGGCGGTGTCTCGGATGGCCGTGGTCGATGCGACGCTCATGGCGATCTCGGAGGAGGCCCGCGCTGCGATCCGGCTAGCATTCACGCCGGGCGGCCGTGCCGATTCGAGAGTGTCGCGCTTCTTCGAGATCCGCGTCTCGCCGTTCACGTCGGACTACGAGGGGCAGTCGGTGAGCATACTCGGCTTCGCGCTCCGGTCACATGCGATGCGGATGGCATGGGCGGTCCACCACGAGTCGGTGGTGATGCCGGACCAGGACCAGCTTCTCGACCTGCTCACGACGACGAAGAACAACGAGGTGCTGAAGAGCGTCTTCGACGGCGCGATGGTCGAACTGCGCCCGCACCTCGAAGAGTACGACCGCGCCCGTCAGGCCCGCATCGCGCTTGAGATCGAAGAGCAGGAGCGCAAGCGCCGGGCTCGCGAGGAGCTCTGCGAGGTGGAGCTCGTGCGCCTCCGCGAGAAGCTATGGGGGAAGCCGTGAAGGAACTGCCGCGCATCGACCCGACGGAGCACCACGCGCTCACGATCCCGCAGATCGCGCGGCGGTTCGGGTGGACGCGTCGGCGCATGTTCCGGTGGCTCATCAAGGCGAACGCGAACATGGGCGGGACGTTGCTCTTCAACGCGTCGCTCGGCGGGCAGAAGCCTCGGTGGATGGTCACGGTGTCGGCGCTCAAGAACCTCCTGCCTCAGTTCCACAACGACCCGGAGCAGCGCCAACTCGAGATGGAGTTCCTGCGCGCCGAGGCCGAGAAGCGCGAGATGACCGTGGAGGAGATCCGCGCCGAGGTGACGACGCTCAAGCGCAAGCTGGAGATGGTGATTGAGAAGATCGTATCGGAGGGTCGGTGATGAAGAAGGATCCGCAAAAGTGAGCACGACAACCCGCTGCGACGTGCCGCCGTGACGGAGATGGCGCTCAACCAGAAGTACTTCGAGGCCTTCAACTCGCCGAACGGCTGGGGCAAGTGGGAGAACTTCCTGCCTTGGTGCGCGAGGCTTTTGCAGGCGTGTAGAGACAACCCAGAGGCGATCGTGGAGGTGAGCCGATGAGTGGACGAAAGTGCGTTGGCGATGTCGGGAAGCCCATGTCGCCGGAAGAGATCCTGAGCGCCAAGAAGCAGATCCCGGGCTACGTCTACGATGCCTTCAACGAGTGCATCGCCGATGCAATTCGTGACGGCGGCATGGGCTACTTCACGCGACACTACCTGGTGAGCATGCTCATCCGGAAGGCGCCGATCGGAGAGTTCTTCTACCATGACCTCGAAGCGGCCGCGAAGGACTACGAGGACCACGGCTGGAAGGTCACATTCGACATGACGAACAGCAGCGAGCCGATCGGGTTCACCTTCACGCCGAGGCCCGAATGAGCCCCTACCGCTCACCGGCCGACATGCCGAAGGAGCCGCCGGACATCCCGAAGGATCGGAACGTCGTGGTCGAGCCTTCGACGGGACAGGTCGTGATGTTCGAGGCCTTAGCCCTCATGACCGTCGTCGCGTTCCAGTTCATCGTCTTCCTGCTCATCGGCATCTCGCTCGAGTAGTCGACTCAGGACCACCCAAGGCCTCGGCGCCTTTTTCTTGCGCGCCGCGTCCCAACATGAGTCGGACTGGGCCGACGTCGGAACGAGACCTATGAGCGCGCACGCGAGCGTTTCCGGTCACGCCACCTCCCCACGTAGAGCCGACGTCGCCTCGCGTGTGCCGCTCACTTTCTTCCGGCCGAAAGCGCGGATGGGGGCCTCTATCGCGGAACGCCGTTGTGTGGCGAGACCAACACGCCTCCCAGACAACGCGCGCGATACGAGAGCCGTCCCTAGTATCGACCACTCGCCGGAAGGCGTGTCAATAGGTCGGCCGCAAGTGGGCGAGATCGTTGTGGTGTGTCCCGTGTGGATTGCACGCAACGCGTTTTGGTGTGGGGAGAGGTGTGAGTAGCTATGCCAAAGCCCGATTGGAGCATGCCGAAGCCGTCGGACATGCCTCCCGATGAGGTCGAGAATTCCGCTGAGGGTGGACTCTCTGTTAGCCCCGAGGTCATTGGACGTCCGAGTGGACTTCCGCCGGTCAAGCGTGGGCGTGAGAAGAGGAAGCTTCAGGCGCTCGAGCGACAGAACGAGGTTTGCCGGCTGAGGATGCTCGGCTGGGGCTTCGACGAGATTGCCGCGGAGCTAGGGTACGCCGGGAAGCAGGGGCCATACGAGGCCTTCAAGGCGGCGATGGCGAACTACCCGAAGCCTGACGTGGAAGAGTTCCGGTCGATGTTCCTGACCGGGTGGCTTCAGGTGTGGAGGGCGAATCTGCCCTACGCGTCGGGGCACCCGGACGACGATGGGAAGCCGACGACGGAGCCGAGCAAGGACGCCGCGGACAGCCTCTATAAGGCGTCGACGCGCATCGAGGCGATCCTCGGACTGGCTGTGAAGCGGGTGGAGGTGACAGGGAAGGATGGCGCGCCATTGGTGCCTGCGGACCTGTCGAAGCTGACCGATGAAGAGCTCGAACGCCTTGCCGGTGGTTTCGGAACAGGCGCGACTGGAACTTGAGCGACGGCGCCGCGCCCGCGGTCGACTGCCGCTCATGGACTACATCCCGGCCGCGACTCCCGCGTGGCTGAAGCCGGAGCACCTTGCGCCGCTCGTGCGCCTCTTGGCCGAGGCACGTCACCGGGAAGTGCGCGCGCTCATCAGCGTTCCGCCGCAGTTCGGGAAGAGCCAGACGGTGCTTCACGGCTGCGTGAAGTGGTTCGAGGAAGACCCCTCGGACAAGATCATCTACTCGTCGTACAACCAGGACATCGCGAACAGCCAGTCGCGTACCGCGCGCGACATCGCGACCCGGGTGAGGCTCCCTCTCCGCGACGACGCGGCGGCCGTCGAGCTCTGGATGACCGCCGCCGGCGGGGCATTCCGAGCGGCCGGTGTTGGTGCGGGTATCACGGGCTTTCCTGGGAAGAAGATCGTCTTCGACGACCCGTACAAGAACCGCGAGGAGGCCGAGAGCCCCGCGGTACGCCAGAAGGTTTGGGACCACTACTCGTCGACGTTGGAAACCAGGCTCCACCCTGGAGGCTCGTTCTTCGTGGTCCACACGCGGTGGACGACGGACGACCTCATCGGGGTGCTGTCGCAGCAACGAAACCGTGACGGCAAGCAGCGTTGGGAGGTGGTGAACCTCCCTGCTGTTCTCCCGTCCGGGGCCGCCTTGTGGCCGGAGGGACGACCTCTCGAGTGGCTGTACGACAAGCGTGACGGCATGTCGGACTACGACTGGTGGGCCCTCTGGATGGGGGATCCACGCCCGCGCGGCCGCACGCTCTTTCGAGCCCCCCACTTCTACGAGCCGAGCGAGCGCCCACGGTCCGGCTTCCGGATCGTCATCGGCGCCGACTTCGCATACTCCGTCAAGAAGCGTTCGGACTACTCGGTCGCGGTCGTCATGCTCGCCGTAGGGCATGGCGAGTCCGCCGTCTACTACGTCATCGACGTGGTGCGCGTGCAGGTGGAAGCGCCCGAGTTCCACGCGAAGCTCAACGAGCTCTCGAAGACGTGGAGCGCACCGGTGTTTGCCTATATCGGAGGCGGTGCCGAGAAGGGCATCGTCGACTTCATGGAAGAGCGGATCGATGGGCGCGTATTGCCCATCGAGGTCGTGTCCACGTCGGCGGACAAGTACACCCGAGCGCAGCCAGCGGCGCGCGCGTGGAACCAGGGCCGCATCCTGCTCCCAGCGGGTATGCCGTGGCTCCAGGACTTCACGCACGAGGTCACCAACTTCACCGGCTCCGACAAGCACGACGACCAAGTCGACGCGATGGTCGGGGCCTTCGACAAGCTCGCCAGCTACCTGCCGCCCGCACCACAACCAAGGGCGCCGGCGCCGCAGGTCGAGAGCCGATGGGGCTCGTCAAGGGGATTCTGAATGCGTGCATACCTCACCAAGGCCATCGACGCGGTGTCCCGAGCCTTCGGCATCGCGACGGTGGTGGAGCGCGCCTCGGCGCGTTCCTTCGGCGTGCGCGTGATGCCCGACCAGGCGCTCTGGTACCAATTCCAGCGCATCGGCGGGGCGATGACTCCGGCGCGGGTCACGCAGATCCTCCGTCAGCGCGACTCGGGGGACATGGCGGCGTACGTCGACCTACTCAACGAGTCGCGGCAGAAGGACGGGCATTTTCACGGCATCCTGTCTCAGGCCGAGGAGTCGATCGCCGAGCTCGACTGGGCGCTCAAGCTCCCCGAGACCGCACGCGCAAAGGACAAGCGCGCGATGCGCTGGCTCGACAACGCCCTACGCCAGTGCACGGGTGATGCTGACGCCGACTCGGTCGGGTTCGCGGACCTCATCTCGCACCTCGCCGGTGCGTTCTACGTGGGCCATCAGGTGGCCGAGCCGGCGTTCCGCAAGGACCGCGACGGCTACATCGCGCCGAAGGGCTTCTACGCCCTCAACGCGCGCCGCTTCGGGTACCGGTCGGCCGACGGCGTCTTCGTCTGGAAGGACGAGACGACGGGCTACCACGGCGTCGACATCCGCAAGGAGCACCCCGGTCGGTTCATCATCTTCCAGCCCCGAGTGAACGGCGACGTCCCGGTTCGCGAGGGCCTTGGTGGCGTGCTCATGTGGGCGGCGCTCTTCCGGAATTGGTCGGTCACCGACTGGCTCCGCACCGCCGAGCTCACGTGGAAGCCGTGGCGCATCGGCACGTACAAGAAGGGCGCGAGCGATCCGGACATCGAGGCCCTCAAGACCGCGATGGACACGCTCGTCACGACGGGCTCCACGGTGCTCCCCGAGACCACCGAGTTCCGTGCCGAGTGGGCCGCAGGCTCAGGCGGTAGCGGCTCGAGGCCGACGCACGCCGAGCTCTTCAACGTCATCGCGATGGAGATGAGCAAGGCGGTCCTCGGCGCTACGGAGACCGTGCAGTCCTCGTCCTCGTCGGGGTTCGCCCAGGCGAAGGTGCACCACGGCGTCACGAAGACGATCCTCCGCGGCCGCGCTCGCCAGGTGGCGTCGTGCCTCACGCGCGATCTCATCGCGCCGTTGATCCGCATGAACTTCGGCCGTGACGTCGCGGTCCCTCAACTCGAGTTCATCCTCCCCGACCCGGTCGACATCCAGGCCTTCGGCGCCGGAGTGAAGTCGCTCGTCACGTCGGGCTGCAAGCTGTCGCAGAACTGGGTGCGCAATCGCGTCGGCGCGGTGGCTCCGGAGAACGACGACGACGAGATGGAAATCGAGTCGCCCGAGCCCGAAACGCCGGAGCCGGCCGACGAGGGCGACCCAACAGGGGACGATTCGGGCCAGCCTCCTCCCGGTAGTGGAGAGGGCGATGGCGAGTCGGCGGTAGAGCCCGCTGACGTGACGCCGGACTGACAACCAACGAGAGGCCATCATGCCCGACACGACTCAGGCCGAGGCGAGCGACGAGCTCGTCACACTCGGCATCACGCTCCGTTCCATTGACGAGGCCGCTCGTACGGTGGACTTCATCGCGTCGACCGACGCCGTCGACACGTACGACGAGATCGTCGACCAAGGCACGTGGGAGCTCGACATCTACCGAGCGAACCCCGTCGTGCTCTTCGCCCACAAGTCGCGCGAACTGCCCATCGGAAAGAGCGTCGACGTGGCGGTGCGGAATGGACGGCTCGAGTGCCGCATCCAGTTCGCGACCGAGGACATGAACCCCGAGGCCGAGCGGGTCTGGAAGCTCATCAAAGGGCAGTTCCTCCGCGCGGTGTCGGTGGGGTTCATCCCGCGCGACGTGAAGTGGGAGAAGCGCGACGGAAAGGACGTGTTCGTCCTCTACGGCAACAGCCTCCGAGAGATCAGCGTGACGCCGGTCCCGGCGAACCATGAGGCGCTCGCGAAGATGCGCGCGCGTGCACTCGCCGGGCGACCGGCCAACGAAGCGCCGCGAGCGCAGGAGAACGACATGGACGAGAAGAACAAGCAGGAACTCGAGAGCCAGCTCGCCGCGGCGACGAAGGCCGTCGAAGAGGCGAAGGCGAAGCGGGCCGAGGAGCTCGCCGCTGCGGTCGCGGCCGTTGCCGCGAAGGACGCGGAGCTCGCACTCGCCGCGAAGGCGCTCGAGAGCCTCCAGGCGAAGGCCGAGTCGCTCACCGCGGAGCGCGATGCTATCGTGGTGGAGCGTGATGCGCTCGCCAAGGAGAAGGCCGACCTCCACGCCAAGATGACCGAGGCCGAAGTCGACGCGCTCGTCGGCGACAAGATCACGCCCGCGCAGAAGGACGACTTCCTCGCCCTCGCGAAGGAGAACCGCGCGAGCTTCGACGCGATCGTGAAGGGGCTCCCCCCGCTCGGTCTGAACTCGAAGACGCCGATCATCGACCCGAAGAAGGGCAACGGGCCCGCTCCGACGGTGGAGCTCAGCGCGCTCCTGCTCTCGACGCCCGCTCCCGGCGAGGACGGCTCCCCGGCCGATCTCGCGGACCTGCTCTGACCCTCACCTCGCTCTCGTAGCGAGTCGACTCAACCCAACTACCGCGCGCGTGGCCGTGATCTCGGAGAGGTCGCGGAAGGCGGCGCATTGCCTCGAAAGGCAGCAAAGACATGGCCACTCGTGCACATCAGAAGATCCAGAACGCGCTCATCCAGGAGTTCACGGTCGCCTCGGGGCAGACCGTGACCGAAGGGCTCTCGGTCAAGTTCGCCTCGGCGGACGACGAGTGCCAGAACTGCGGCGCGGGTGAGGACGGCATCGGTACCGCCCTCAACTCCGGCACGGCCGGGCAGAAGGTGTCGATCGCGCTCGACGGTCACGCGATCCACAAGGTCAAGGTCGGCACCGGCGGCACGGCGACGCGCGGCTCGTACGCCATCACCAACGCCACCGGCCACACCAACCAGGCGATCGCCGACGGTACGACGGTCCGCTACATCCGCGGCAAGTTCATGCAGAGCGGTGTCGCGGGCGACATGGTCGGCCTGCTCGTCGGAATCGTCACGCCGAAGTCGACGGCCTAAGGGCCACTCCGCGCGAAGGGTGCCCGCGCTCCACACGGCACCCGCCAACCAACTTCGATGCGCTACCCGACCCGGCCTCCAGTGGAGAGTCGGGCGGCCGCGTTTTGCCAGGAAAAGGACTACCACATGAGCCAGCATTTCACCCCGGGCGACGCGGCCCGCGCCGAGATCGTCCGCAAGGCCAAGGCCCTCATCAAGCGCGGCGAACACGACCCCGTGGTCAAGGCGGCGCTCGAGCGCGCCAACCAGGAGCTCGTCCGCCTCAAGAGCGTTTCGGGCTCGCTCCACGTCGACTCGACGCTCTCGAACATCTCGGTGCAGTACCGGAACGAGATGTTCATCGGCTCGCTCCTGATGCCGGTCGTGCAGGTGGCGAAGAAGAGCGACACGTTCTTCAAGTACACCAAGCGCGACATGCTCGCGGTGCCCGACGCGTCGATGTCGAACCGTTCGGTCCCGAACGAGATTTCGAAGAGCCGCACGACCGACAACTACTCGACCAAGCCGTACGCCCTCACGGACTTCGTCGACGAGTCGGACCTCCGCAATCAGGACGCGCCGCTCAACGAGATGATCGATCTCGTGGCGGACGTGAACCAGGGGCTCGACTTCTCGCACGAGAAGCGCGTCGCGACGCTGCTCACCACGGCGGCGAACTACTCCGGCAACACGGCGACGAAGGCCGGAACCACGCAGTGGTCGGACTACACGACGTACACCGAGAGCCCGCACGACGCGATCGCCGCGGCCCGTGACGCGATCTGGGCGCCCGCCCAGGGCTCTTCGCGCCTCGTCGGCTTCTGCTCGAAGGCGGTCTTCAACAAGCTCCGCCGTCACCCGACGGTCATCACCGACTTCAAGCACCAGTCGGGCCTCCGCCTCCCCACCGCCAAGGACCTCGCCGATTACTTCGAGCTCGACGACCTCCTCATCGCCGGCGCGTGGGAGGACACGGCGAACGAGGGTCAGTCCATGGTGACCGACCGCATCTGGGGCAAGCACTTCGGCATCGTCCGCGTCGCCTCGTCCCCCGGCATCCGGCACGCGTCCTTCGGGTACACGTTCCAGTTCGGCGAGCGTCAGACGCACGAGTGGTTCGACCCGAAGCCCGGCGTCTCGGGCGGCTACTACGCCAAGGTCGGCGTCGAGCAGGACGAGAAGATCGTGGCACCCGACACCGGGTACCTCCTCGTCAACGTGGTGGCCTGATGGCGAAGGGGAGCAAGAGCGCGCCGGGCGGTGAGGACCTCCTCCCGCTCGGTGGCGCGACCCCGGAGCCGGGCAAGACCGACGACGAGACCCTCGCCGACATGCTCCGTGAGGAAGAAGAGGCCAAGGCTGCGGCCGCCTCGAAAGAGGCCAACGCCGCGCCGGAAACGGCCCTTCACGGGCCTCGCGTCCGCGTCTGGCCCCATGGGTCGGTGCAGTGGAACGGCGAGGACCACGCCGCCGGTGAGGAGTTCGTGGTCGACACGATGAAGCACACCGAGGCGCAGTTCCTCCGACTCGTCGAGCTCGGCGCCCTCGTGCGCCTGGACTGAGGTGACGGCATGGCGTCGAGAGCGACCCTAGAGCAGTTCCGGCGCCGCCTTGGGCCTGACCAGATGGCGCGAGTGTTCGACGACAACGGCGACGGCAGCGAAGACGAGAGCCCTGCGCAGCAGTGCCTCGACGACGCGCGCGCCAAGATCGACTCGTACCTCGCGCCGCTGGGCATCCTCTCGGCGCTCACCGAGCCATTCCCGCACGAGCTCATCCGCCTCGAACTGGACGTCGCGGTCGCGTACGCGGCGCAGCGCTTTCCCGAGGCGATGCCGCATCACGACTGGATGAAGCTCATGGACCAGGCCGAGAAGGATCTCTGCCGCCTTCGGGACGGCAAGACGATGCTCGGCGTGTACCCCACGGCACCCGACCCTCCGGCGAACCACGGCGGCGTGGTCTACAACAACACCGCGACGGCAATCGCCGCGTCGGATGCTGGCGAGACCTCGGGCTTCTGGGACGACACGGGGGACTTCTGAGTCGTGGTTACGGTGGTGGCATGAACACGAACGACATCCAGCGGGACATGTACCAACGCGCCGTCTACAAGGCCACCTTCGGGAAACCGAAGAAGCATCGCAGCGTGGAGCGGTGGCCGGCGCTCGACTACCTCACGATCGCCTTCATCGTCCTTCGGCTGACGGGTCACATCTCGTGGTCGTGGTGGGCGGTGCTCTCGCCGACCATCGTGAACATCCTCATGACCGGCCTCACGGCTGCGCTCGTCGCGAGGATCCAGCGGAAGCTCGGCTACCTGCCGGACCCGAAGGACTTCTGACTTACCTCGCCACGGAAACGTCGGTGCACCGACAGCGCGTCCGGCCGCGGGCTGATTGGCACAACGCTCTCCGTTGCGCCGTGGCGGGCCTTTTCTTCGAGGCCCCATGTTCACCATCGCCATAGACGCCGAAGAACTCGTGCAGGCATGGGTCGGCGTACGCGCCGCCGTGCGCGCAGGGGTTCGCCGCGGCGTCTCGGATGGGGTGAAAGAAGGGGCTCAGGAGGCGCGCGAGAAGCACGTCTTCAAGAACCGCACGGGTGACCTCGAGCGGTCGATCGTGGGCCGGCTAACGGCGACGCGTACGAGCGTCGGCGCCTCGTCGGGCTCGAACCAGCGCATCGGATCCTACAAGGTCGACAACCTCGACGGCGAGATCGACGGTGCGCAGTTCGGCGTCATCCAGGCGACGATGCCATACGCGTCGTTCGTCGAGAACGGCACGCGACCGCACATGATCTTCCCGAAGCGGGCGACGGTGCTCTCGTGGATTGGCTACGACGGAGGCCGCGTGTTTGCGCGCTTCGTCCGGCATCCCGGCACGCGCCCGTTTCCGTTCATGGCGTTCGCGTACCTCAAGTGCGAGCGGGCGATGGTCCGCGAAATCTACCGCGGCGTGGCGAACGCCCAACAGATCCTAGACCGCTGAGGCTCGCATGTCGGACCGCCAAGGCCTGCTCCGTCTCCCGATGACGGAGGCGGGAGATCCCGACACGACCTCGGTCGGCGATCCGTTCCTCGACGTGCTCGCGTCCTACCTCAAGGCCGCGGTGAACTACGACACGAAGGTGGGCTGGGCATCCATCCACCCTCGGACGAAGGGCGCCAACGTCGAGCCGATGCCCGTCACGACGACGTTCACGCACGACCCGAACAACTCCTCCTTCGACTCCAAGAACCTGCCCGCGCTGTTCATCTGGCGCATGGGCTGGCCCCGCCTCGTCCCGCTCACGCAGGATTGGAATGCGCAAGTGTCCCAAGTTGGGGTGCTATGGGTTCCGCCACCGGAGAAGGTTGGAGACGACGCGCGTCGTGACCCCTTCAAGAACGCGATCGCGAAGGCCATCCACCGGGCGGTGGAGCGGTGTCGAAGTCCCGGGTGGGTCGTCGAAGGCGACACCGACCCGAAGGCCGAAGTCTACGGCTCCTTCTTCATCGAGCAGGCGAACATCGCCAAGATCCTGCCGCTCGACGTGAAGCACTTCCCGCTCCTCATCGAGAAGGGGCAGACGGGTGCGCCGTACGACGGGGTTCTCGCCACTCTCGAGGTGACCGAGATCCTGACCGCGCTCAACGACGATGCCTACCCCGATTGGTACGTAGACGGCAGCTACGGCCTGACCGACGACACGCTGACGACCGTGACCTTCGAGCTCCGCTCAACCGTCGCGAGCGTGACTCCGTCGACGGGCCCAACGGCGGGTGGCACGGCCATCACGATCTCGGGGTTCCAGTTCTTCGAGGATGAGTTCCTCGGCTCGCCGACGGTGAGCATCGATGGTGTCGCGTGCACGAGCGTCGTCTACGTGGACGAGCGCACCATCACCGCGGTCACGCCCTCAGGCACGGCCGGGGCGAAGACGCTCGTGGTGACGCTGCCCAACGAGGTCACCGCGTCACTCGCTTCCGCGTTCACGTTCGTGTGACGCGACCACAACCCAACTCTAAGAGGCCCCAATGAAGATTGCGAAGGTCGTCGCGAACCCGTACGCGGCGCTCGCTATCGACGCGTCGGACAGCGACGCCGTGGTGGGCATTCCGCAGGGAGTCGTCGGCATGCCGGCGGCGCGGAATGTCTGGCTCGGCGCACGGCTCGACGGCGTGAAGTCCGCGCGCACCGGTAAGAACCACTTCTACTTCCCGCTCGCGAAGGACGGCTCGCGCCGAGTCGTGGAGATCGACGTGTCGGACTCCAACGTCCGCACGCACATCGCCCGCGCGATCCTCGACGGCTCGCTCATCGCGGCCGATGCGAAGACGGCGAAGATGGTGGGCCTCTCCGAGAAGGAGACGCTCCCCGCCGAGAAGGCGCTCGAGGCCGAGAAGGCCAAGGCGCTCGACGATCTTAAGGTCCGGTACGGCAGCGGCGTCTCGCTCGCCGAAGTGCCGACCGAGGGCGAGAAGTCGCCCGACGAAGAGCAGGCCGCGCCCCGCGCCAAGAAGCTCACCGCGAACCTCCGCATCGAGGAAGGGAAGTAAGCCATGAGCATCGGCAACACGGGCATTTCGCCCTCGTACAAGGTCCCCCGGTACATCGCCAAGATCGTCTTCGGCGCGGGCTCGGTGTCGGCCGGCAGCGGTCGGCTCAAGTGCCTGCTCGTCGGCAAGAAGACCGCCTCGGGCAGCATGACGGCGGACAACGACATCCTCCGCGTGACGAGCGAGGAAGAGGTCGACGCCTACGCGGGCGCCGGCTCTCAGCTCGCGCGCATGGCCTACAAGGCCCTCAAGACACCGAGCCTCGAGCTCTACATCGCGGCCGTGACGGAGCCCGGTGCGGGCACGCAGGCGACGGCGACGTGTCTCCTCGGCGGCACGGTGTCGAGCGGTGTCGTGCGATTCCGTCTCGCCGGCGAAGCCATCGCGGTCAACGTCTCCGCAACGATGACCCTCGACGACGTCGGCAACGCGATCGCCGCGGCCTTCACGGCCAAGACGAAGCTGCCGGCCACGTGCGCGTACAACACGGGCACGGACACGGTGACGTGGACGATCAAGAACAAGGGCGCCTCGGGCCGTGACTGGATCCTCTACCACGACCCCACGGACAAGCCGTCGGGCCTCACGCTGACGCTCACCGGGTCGGCGACGGTGAACACGAACGGCGTGCGCTTCGGCGCTTCGGGCACCGGCACCGGCACCGAGGACGTCACGACGCTCCTCACCAAGCTCGCGACGACGACGCGCTACGCTCGTATCGCGGTCGGCCACAACGACGCGACGAACGCCGCCCTCTGGGAGACGCACGTCAACACCAAGGCCGGCCCGCTCTCGCTCCTGCTCGAGCAGCTCGTCTTCGCGCACAACGGTGCGCTTGCGTCGGCTCAGAGCATCGCGCAGACGACGCTCAACCACTTCCGCTCGCAGGTCCTTTGGGCCCGCAACTGCGAGTCGCACCCCGCCGAGATCGCCGCCTCCAAGGCCGCCGTTCGGTCGGTGCGAGAGCAGACGGAGTGGGTACCCGACTACGACGGGCTCGTGCTCCCAGGCATTGCGGCTCACGCGTTCGAGGCCGACAAGCCCACGGACACGGAGCAGGACACCGCGCTCAACAACAGCCTGACGCCGGTCACCTCGGTGGACGGGAACGCAGTGGTGGTTCGGTCCATCACGTCGTACTCGCTCAACGGGACGGCGCAGGACGAGCGGTGCCTCGACATCGGCGACGCGGTCATGCCCGACCAGGCGACGATCGACTCGAAGCTCCTCTACGAAACGGAGTTCCGTCCGCAGAACCCGCGCGTGGCGCCCGACCCCGCCGAGGGAGAGGAGCCGCCCCCGGCCGGAGTCGCCTACCCGGCGCTCTGGAAGTCCGCGCTCAAGTCGCGGATGGAATCGTGGTACCGCGCAGGCTGGCTCGAAGAGCGGCCGCAGGGTGTGTGGGAGCCGGTCGTCGACTTCAACGTCTCCGGCCGCTTCATCCTCTGCGACACGCCCCTCGCCGTGACCCGAGTGCAGCACCGCCTCGACAACGTCATCCGCCAGATCTTCAACACGGCCTAACGGCCAGTGGCGCGCCGGTCGCGCCACACCACGAAGGCCCGCCACGGTAGCCCATGCGGCTCCGTCGGCGGGCTTTCGCGTACCCGCAACTTTCCACTCGAAAGGGCCGAATCATGGCCGACGTTGTCATCCGCGACATTGCCTTCTACTGGCGCAACAAGAAGGCCGCGACGGTCAACTCCGTCGAGGTCGAGTTCTCGATGGGGCGCGAGCCGCTCTACGGCCAAGAGGGCATCATCGCCTACTCGAAGGGCGTCGCACGCATGAAGCTCACCATCGGCGGCGTCGTGCCGGTGACCGGATCGAGCACGACCAAGGACATCGAGAAGATCCTCTCGCAAGAGGACATCGACATCTCGTTCACCCTCGGCGGCTCGGCGTATCGCCAGAAGATGGCGGTGCTCTCAGCGTCCTTCAAGTCGGACTCCGAGAAGAAGACGACCACCGAGCAGGTGGTGCTCGAGGGCGCCAAGCCCGACATCGGATGAAGTACTCGTCCATCATCCAAGGCCCGCGTCTCCGAAAGACGATCGACCTGCCGCGACCCGGCGCGTCCGTCGACCCGGAGACCGGTGCCTGGTGCGGCCCGACGCTTAAGCTCGACGTCCGCCCGCTCCGGCCCGACGAGCACGACACCGTCATCGCCAAGGCCCGAGCCTACGCCATCGCGAACGGCTCGACGGACCCGGGCGAAGACGACGAGCTCTACCAGCGCGGGAAGATGCTGCACACGCTCGCGATCGCGTGTGTTGACGTCGACTCTCCGGCGAACGACCCGCAGCCGTTCTTCGATGGCGGGGTGACGCAGCTTCTCTCGTCCGAGGAGCTCACGCCGGAGGTGCTCGCGTACCTCTACGAGCACCAACAGATCCATCAGGACGAGTGCAGCCCTCTGCTCAAGAAGCAGACGCCTGCCGAGTTCGCCGCCGCCGTCATGCGCACCGCGCAGGGCGAGAACGGCGACATGAGTTTTTTCGTCTCTTCGCGGCCCGGCATGCGGTGGAGCTTCACGCTTTCTATGGCGAGGCTGCTTGCCAGCTCGATGACGCTCGCGTCGCTCTCTTCTTCGCCCTCCGAGCCGCATCCGTAGACGACAAGGCGATGCATGCCCTACTCACAAGCCGACCGACTCCCGGCCCCGCCAAGCTTCGTCACCGTTCCCCCAAGCGTGTTCTCCCATGAGTGGGAGGCGCGCCCTCGGGACGAGCAAGCGGTGGGGCTTCGTCTCGTTTCTCAGGCCGACATCGACACGGCACGAGCCCAAGCGCGCGAGCGCGCCATGGCGGCAGTGCCCGACGTGACGGACTACTCGCACGACCAACAGACTTGGATCGACGCGTACAACGACGCGCTCATGGCCCACGTCGTAGCGATGGCGATGTGCGATCCGAACGACGTCGAGAAGACGTGGGCGCCCATCAAGGCGGCGCCCGAGGACATCGTCCGGACCTACATGACGTCGGGCGGCATCAAGCTCGTTTACGACGCGTGGGAGCGGATGCGCATCGGGCTCGACCCGGTGCACGACGAGGCGACGGACGAAGAGGTCGCCACCCTGCCCGAGCTCTACGCCGAGCAGATCACCAAGCTCTCGACGGTCCGCGCCGCGCGCGTGCGCCGTCTCCTCGCGTTCGTCCTCGGCGAACTGCGACCCTGAAAGGCGCGTGACCCTTGGCGCAGCTTACGATCCGCGTCGGCGCCGCCGTCGACCGCTCCCTCACCGAAGCGTTCCGCCCTCTCATCGAGGCCGCGAACCGTGCGAAGGCCGTCGTCGAGAAGACCTCGGTCTCCGCCGCTGGTGCGCGCGTGCGTGCCGCGAAGGGTGCTGTTTCGGCGGAGGAGAAGGAGTACGCGAAGCTCGTCAAGGCCACGGAGAAGTGGCGCCGCGACGAGGTGCGTGCTGCGGAAAAGGCGGCGCGTGACCGAGAGGCTGCGGCGGAGAAGGCGGCTCGCTTCGAGGCGGCGTCGGCTGAGCGTGCGGCTCGCGACAAGGCGAAGGCCAACGAGCGCGCGATGGCGCAGATGGCCCGCGACAGCGAGCGCGCGGCGAAGCAGAGTGCCGCCTTCAACGCGACGATGGCCAAGGGTGTATCCGCGGCAGCGCGCGGCGCCGGAGGCCTCGCAAAGGCCGGTCTCGGCGCGGCAATGGGCATCGCTGGAGACATCGCCCGTGGGGCGGGTGTCGAGACCAGCTTTGGGGCGATGGTCTCCAAGAACTTCGAGCTCGAATCGAAGGCGCAGGACCTGGCGAACGCCGGCTTCATGGCTGGCGACGCTCGAAACGGCATGCGCGTCGACCGGAACGACCTGGTCAAGCAGGCCTTCTCCGTCGGCAAGACGACGGGCATGGACGCCAACGACGCGATCGAAGGCCTCGGGCAGTTCGTCGGCAAGACCGGTGACCTCGCGACGGGCCGCGACATCCTCGAGCAGATGGCGAAACTGTCGCGCGCGACCGGCACGAACCTCTCCGACATGACGTCGGCGGCCGGTGACGTGGCTACTGCGCTCGGGGACATCCCGAACAAGGGCCAGGCCATCAACCAGATCATGTCGTCCTTCGCTGCCCAAGGAAAGCTGGGCGCGGTGGAGATCAAGGACCTCTCGGCGCAGATGGCGAAGCTTGCCTCGCAGGCGCCTCAGTTCGAGGGGAACATGACCGACAACCTCGCGATGCTCGGCGCCCTTGCGCAAGAGGCAAGGCAGCGCGGTGGAGCCGCGAGCGCGACACAGGCGGCAACGTCGGTATCGAGCTTCGTGTCCATGCTCAAGACCCCGAAGCGGGCCGAAGAGTTCGAGAAGGCCACCGGAAAGAAGGTCTTCAACCAGCAGGGCATGATCCGCAACCCGCAGGAACTCATCCTTGAAGCGCTCCGTGCGAAGGGCATGGACCCGACCGGGTTCAAGACGATCTTCGCCAACGCGCAGGGCGGCCGAGCCGTCGAAGGCTTCGCATCGATCTACCGCCAAGCCGGCGGTGGGCAGGCCGGAGAGGCCGCGGTCATCGCGGAGTTCGAGCGCCTCAAGAAGGCGACGATCGACATGGCCGAGGCCGAGGAGTCGTTCCGCCTCGCGATGCAGCCGGCGAAGACGCAAGCGGAGGTATTCAACCAGACCATGCGCGAGACGGCAATGAAGGTTCAGCAGGAGGTGACTCCGGCCCTCATTGCCATGGCGCCCGCGGCCATCGCAGCGGCGCAAGGCCTCGCGAAGGCGGTCGAGTTCTTCACGGGCAAGTCGGCCGTCGGTGCTCAGATTCAGTCGACGGGCGGCAACGTCGCGAACGTCATCGCGGCGAGCCGTGCGGGCATCAAGGCTGGCGAGGTCGACAAGGGCCAGGAGGCCATGAACCAGCGCGCGATCGGCGATGCCCAAAAGCTCGTCGATGCAGCGCGCGCGGACACGGCCAAGGTCAAGTCGGAGAACCAGGTCACCGGTGGCGACAAGGCCATGGCGGTGCTCATGGACACCTTCTTCGGCCAGTCGTCCCGAGTCATCGGGAAGGCTGTCGACGGGGGCACCGACTCCATCGGCCAGCGCATGCTCGGCAAGAAGAAGGAAGCGGTCATGGACGCGGAGTCGCGGCAGGCGGCCTCCGAGGCCATCCTGAAGCAGATCCTCGACGCGAACATCCAGCTCAAGGACGCGCTAACGTCGGGACAGGTGAAGGTCAAGACGGACGGCCCCACGGCTGGCCCCCCGGGCGCTTCGGACTCGGGCAGACAACCGCCACCGGGCGGGTGAGGTAGTCGATGGCCATCACGCTCGCGCGCGCTTCGTTCGCCGAAATCGCGTTCCCCACGATCGAGGTCTCCGTCACCGGAGGCCTCCGTCACCACATCCACGAGTACCCCTTCTCGCCCGGCGGTCAGCCGGAGAAGCTCGGGCGTCGCCTCTACATCATCCGCATGGAGGCGTGGTTCCACGAGCTCACCGGCATCGCCGCGGCGAACTACCCCGACCTCTGGCCCGGCGGGCTCAAGAAGCTTCGCACGGTGCTCGAGAGCGGCGAGACGAAGGACCTCGTCGTCCCGACGATCGGTACGGTGCGCGCCTTCGCCACGGCGTGGACTCAGAAGTTCGTGGCGGCCAACGCGCTCGACGGCGAGAAGGTCTCTCTCGAGTTCTGCGAGGACGCCGAGGACGCCAACCTGTCGAGCAATGAGGCGGAGTTCGCCGCCGCTGCCGTCGTCGACGCGATGGACAAGTTCGACGCGGCCCGGCTGAAGGCCGAGTTCCTCGGCGCCAAGCGAAAGCCCGGTCTCTTCGAGCAACTCTCGGACGCCGTCGGCGCCTTCACCGCGCTGAAGGACCAGGCCGAGATGCAAGCTGGTCTCCTCTCCGACAAGCTGGAGACCATCAAGAGCCTAGCGGCCGACGTCGGCTCGACGTTCGACGTGGGCGGCACTTCGGCGGGTGTGCAGATCGACACCGCGGCCCGAAACCTCTGGTACGCCGCCAACGAGGCGCAGTCGAGCATCGTCGCTCCGGCGGCCGAGACGCTCACCTTCGTCGTCCCGATCCTCACGACGGTGGTCGACCTAGCGACGACGCTCTACGGCCGCACGGACAAGGTCGCCGACCTGCTCCGCCACAACGCCTTCCCCGACCCGTACCGCATCCCTGCGGGGACGACGGTCAAGTACACGTCCCAATAGGGGACGATGGGGGCTAGTGCTTACGGAATCGTGCGGGAGGTTCTCGCATGCCAAGTCACGAAATCCACGAGGGCGACGCGCTCGCCATCCTGCGCACGCTGCCAAGTGACCACTACCACGGGTCACTCACGGATCCGCCGTACGGGCTCTCGTTCATGGGGCACGCGTGGGATCACGGCGTGCCAAGCGTGGAGGTGTGGGCCGAGGTGCTTCGGTGCCTCCGTCCCGGAGCGCACCTTCTCGCGTTTGGCGGGACGCGCACGTTCCACCGGCTCGCGTGTGCCATCGAAGATGCGGGGTTCGAGATCCGCGACTGCATGCAATGGCTGTACGCGACGGGCTTTCCGAAATCGCACGACGTGAGCAAGGCGATCGACAAGGCCAACGGCGACTGGCGCGGTAAGGCTGGCGCGGTCACGACGGCCAATGCCGCCATGGGCGGACCCAACTACGAGCGGACGCCGAAGGGCGAGCCCATCGCAGCAGCAGCAGTGCAATGGTCGGGCCACGGCACCGCGCTCAAGCCCGCGTGGGAACCCATCATCGTCGCGCGCAAGCCGCTCGACGGCACCGTCGCGGAGAACGTGCAGCGGTGGGGGTGTGGGGGGCTGGCGATCGATGCGTGTCGGATCGGCTATGCCGATGAGAGTGACAAGGCGGCGGCGGCGGCGGCGGCGCAACGTGCATGCCAGGACCAGAATCGTTCACTGCGGACGCGCTCGAACTTCGCCGAAGGGGCGGGCGCTGCCACGGTCGGGCCGTTCCTCGAGAAACAGGCTCTCGGCCGCTGGCCCGCCAACGTCATCCTGGACGAGGAAGCGGGCGCGGCGCTGGACGCGCAGAGTGGGAATCGTCCGGTGAGTGGCTCCGCCATGGTAGGGAAACCAACGAAGCGCAGTGTCGGATATGGCGGGAGCAGCGGAAGCGCTGTCTCGGCTTGCCTGCCGAACGACTCGGGCGGCGCCTCCCGCTTCTTCATGTCGTGCGATTTCTCGCCTAATGAGGTCTCGGGAAGTAGGTTCATGTACTGCCCGAAGGCGAGCCGGACGGAGCGTGATGCGGGCCTGGAGGAGTTCGAGGCTCGATCCAGAGCAGAGGCGACAAGGCGCAAAGAAGGTTCAGCCGGATCAAAGAACGCAGCGGCGGGCGCTGGTGGGGAGAACTGCCGCAACATCCACCCCACCGTCAAGCCCATCGCGCTCGCGCGCTACCTCGCGCGGCTCATCCTTCCGCCCATCCCCGACGCGCGCATGCTCACCCCGTTCTCGGGCTCGGGCTCCGAGGTCATCGGGGCACTACAGGCCGGGTGGTCGCACGTCGACGGAATCGACTCGTGGGACGTCGCGGTGCGCATCTCGCGCGCCCGCATTGCCCACTGGAGCGAGAAGCTGTCCGGCCCAGTGCAGCTTGACCTGACCGGAGAGTAACCGATGGCCGACTTCGAGACGCTGCCGAGCGGTGAGCTGGACGACCGCGTTCGCGTCGTCTTCAAGGGCTTCGAGACGCGCGTCTTCGAGTCGTACACCGTGCGGCTCGCCGTGCTCCAACAGCCCGCCGTCTTCTCCGTGAAGCTCGGTGGCGTGGAGCCTCCGCACGAGATCTTCAAGCGCTACCCGCCCGGCACCCCGTTCGAGCTTGCCATCGGCCCTCAGCCGTCGTTCAAGGGCTACACGGACGGCTACGAGTCCAAGACGCCGAGTTCCGATCCGACAAGACGTTCACCGACGTCACGTACGCCGACCTGGTCTACGAGGTCATGCTCGAGGCCGGTGGGCTCGACGAGGCCGCGATCATCAGCAGCAACGAGTCGAACGTCATCGTCCGCGCCGGTGTCGGCGTGACGACGAAACCGGGCACTCCCCCGAAGCCACTGCGCGAAGGTGGCGGCCCTACTCCCACGGGATCGCCAGGTGCCGACGCGATCGCGGGTGGTGTCGACGGGGCCATCCGGTCGGCGACGGTCGGCGGCAAGCCAGGTACGCACACCGTGCACGCGCGGGCCGGAGAGAAGTGCCTCGACTGGCTCAAGAAGCACCTCGACAAGGCCGGGGTCATGGTGTGGACGGACACGAACGGCGACATCGTCGTCTCGGCGCCGAACACCGACCAAAAGCCGAAGTACCACTTCGTGCGCCAGCGCGGGCAGAAGCGGAACGCGGTCAACGTCACCTCGCACTCGTTCAAGAACGACACGACCAAGCGCCTTTCGAGCGTCATCGTGTACGGTCGCGGGCCCGGCAAGAAGAAGGGCAAGGGCAAGATCAAGGGCGAGTTCGTCGACGCCGACATGGTGGCGATGGGCATCCTCAAGACGCGCACCTTCCGCGACGCCAACGTCTTCGACGAGCCTCAGGCCGTGAAGTACGCGCAGGCCAAGATGGCCGAGATCAACCGCGCGTCGTGGTCGCTCACCTACGTCATCGAGGGGCACACCGCACCGGTCTACGGCGACGTGACGAAGCGGGCCGTCGTGACGGTCGACACGATGGCGCAGATCCAAGACGACGAGCTCGGCATCTCGGGCCTCTTCTACATCGAGGCCGTCGAGTACGCCTCGCCACCGTCGACCACCAAGATCACGTTCATGCGCGCGCAGGATTGCTTCTTCGAGAAGGACCCGACGATCGTCGAACAGGTCGAGTCGACGAAGGCCGCGACGAAGCGCCGACGGCGGAGGAAGTCATGAGGGGCGACGGGTTCCACATCGACTTCGCGCAGGTGCTCCTCTCCGAGTACGACGACGACAAGCACCTTGGCGTGTCGCTCGACCACTACGGCGAAGCGGAGGCCGGCGTGCCGTCCGCCGAAGTACTCGCCCCGCTCGGGATTCTTGCGCGGCCGCTCGACGCCGACGAATCGAACGGCGGCTCCCCAGACCTCGCGAGTGAGGCGCTCTCGATGACGGTGGGCGATCGCGTCTACGCGATGCCGCTCAACGACCCGCGGGTGGTGGCGACGCTGCCGCCCGTGAAGAAGGGCGGGTTCCTCACCTACTGCCCCGCGGCGCCTGGCTCGTTCTTCATCTTCGACGGCAAGCGCGACGACGGAAAGCAGGCCGGCACGTTCACGCTCTCCACGAAGTACGCGAGCGGGACGAAGGCGCACATGCTCTCGCTCGACGTGAGGGAGAACGCTTCAGCCTCGCTGATGCTGATGCATGGCGACGGCATGGGGCTCATGATGACGGCGGGTGGCAAGAACTCCGCGCTCCTCCGCAACAAGGGCGGCAACGCCTTCGTGGAGGCGAACGACGACGGCCTCGTGCTCGTCGGCAAGACGAAGCTCCAGGGCTCGCTCACGGTCGGGCAGATGGCCGCGGCCGACTCGCTGATGAAGGTGAAGGCCTTCATGGCGTGGGCTGCCGCGGTGGAGGCAAAGCTCGCCGGGCTCGGCGCGGTGGTGACGTCACCCTTCGCGTCGCTCGTCGAAGCGGTCGGCACGAAGAACCTGAAGGGCTCGTAGCATGTCGTGCGGCTTCCCGTCGGTGCAGCTTCCGCTGCCCTTTCCGGACGTCGATCTCGGACTTCCGGAACCGCCGGCGCTGCCAACGGTGCCTTCGCCGCCCGATGTCGACCTTGGACTTCCGACCCCGAGCCTTTCGGTGTCCATTCCATTCCCAAGCGTGGAGATCGCGCTACCAGACCCTCCTGGGATGCCGCAGCTCCCATCGGCACCAGACGTCGACCTCGGACTCCCTTCGGCGCAGTGGCTGCAACTGAGCCTCCCTTTCCCCGACATCGAGCTAGGCCTGCCCGAGCCACCTACGCTCCCGTCCTTCCCGACACCAAACTGCCCCTTCGACGAGTGAGGCCACATGGGCATCGGCACCTACCCGTGCGGCACCGGTCCGTGCGGTCACGACCCCGTTGCGGCGCCATCGGCTCGCGTCGTCGGCACTTCGGCGGTCCCGTACTACGACCCGGCCACGAGGGCCTTCAAGGTCGACACGACCGGCGACCTCGTGAGCGTCCACCCGGTCATCCAGCAGGCGGCCTTCGCGCTCGGTCTGGAGCTCGGATCCATCCCGGCGACGCCGAGGCTCGGGCTTGACCGCAAACGCATCCTGAAGGCCCGACCCGACGACGTGCAGCGTACCGCCGAGGACGCGGTCAACGTCGCGCTCAAGCGCCTCCTGGACGCCGGAGACGTGGCCGTCGCGCGTGTCGTCACCGAGCGCCGGTGGGGCCGTGTGGCGATGGACGTGGAGATCGTCAACCTGCGCGACCCCTCGCGGCGCGTCGTTCCGATTCGCGGAGTGATCTGATGGCCGGCGAAACTCTCACGGGCGACTTCTATACGCCCACCCGCTCCGAGATCGTGGAGCAGTACCAGCGCGACTTCAAGTTCCGCCAGGCCTCCGCCCCGGTCGGCGAAGGCTCGAACGCGTACATCCGAGCCAACGTCATCGCCGACGTACTTCTGCCCATATACGCCAACGCGGTCGCGATCGCCAACGACGTCGACCTCGAGAACAAGTCGACCGAAGGGCTCGACGCCGAGCTCGC